GTTAAGAGGGGCGAGCATGGCGGGTGAGAGGAGCCAGTAGTGGATTGTAGAGAAGGCGGTGCCATAAGAATGAGAGAAAGAGAGAAGAGGATCATCGAACTGGAAGATATCGGAAGAAAGATAATTTTTATCTCTGTCAGAATAGGAAGGTTCGCTTACGATGGTGAGAGTGGCATCGCAGAGGTATTTCATTTCGTTATTGAAGAATGTGTCATCCGGCAAGCGAATACCATAGGCACCATCACGATGGCCGGTGTGATTGAGTTCATCCCAGGAGAGGATGCGGACGCGCTGGCCGAGGTAGAGGTTTTGGAAGGTCATAGATGAGTCACCTCCCAAGCAGCCCTGTTAGCGGCGGAGACACCGGAATCGGAAACGGGAATTGCAACGGATTTGGACTGGGGTTTGGGTGCCCAGGAATGGGGCTGGCCGTCCAGGATTTGCATTTCCTTGGCGATGGAAGCAATAACGAAATCAAGAGAGATGGCCTGACCGGTAGTCTGGCGACCCCAGTAGGACTTGCCCCAGCAATCAAGAACGACTTCACCGCGGGCTTTGAGCTTTTCACCGAACCAGTTGGAAACTGCCCACCATTCAAAGATTTCGGGCGGGGTGGTATCGAGGTCATCGTATTCATCGTCACTGTAGACAGCACCGCAACACTGGCAGACATGAACAGTTTCGGACTCGCAGCAGGCACGGGCTTGGGCGAGAGTAGGGTAGGTGAGGCCACAGACGGGGCAGATGTAGGGGTCCACAGGTTCCGGGACGTCAGAATCATAATCCGGGTTTTGAAATTTGGAATCATCGAGGTCCGTGACGTCAACTTCATCAAAGTAGCTGGAATTACCGCACTCGGAGCAGGTTTGGGAGGAAGCATCACAGATAGCGGATTCGTAATCGGATTCATCGAAAGGAGGAGCTTCCGGGATGCTGGCGTCATAAGCGAGGGCGGAGAGGATAAAATCCATTTCCTGGTTCATATTGCAGAAGACTTCACGGTCGATGAGATGGTCGAGAATTTTTTGGTTGGGGGTGGAATCGGAAGAATATTCGTGACCGTTGACGGTGTAAAGCATAAGATCAACTTCCTTTTTTGTATGTAGGGGGTTCAGGATTCAAAATCGGGGTGGTCGAGGGCGGTGGCGTTAGAAAAGAAGACATCAACCATATCCTGATCGGATTCGATGTTATAGCAGCCGCCGCAGGAATCGTTTTCTTCCCACGCATTGGAATCGGGGTTATATTGATAGAGAGTGAGAGTTTTTGCTTCGCCGTTGAGGTACTGCTGATAGAGTTCAAGTTCACTTTTGATCACGTTCTCAGCACGGGAGCGCCAGTCCGGGGTGGAGTAGCCGAGGTCAGCTACGTCCTGGCGGGTGCAGACGGCGAAACCGGCAAGGCCGGAATCAAAATCATCATGGAATGGCGTGGTGGAGAGAGCGATGGCGGAGTGAATGTAGGCATAGATGGGAAGCTTGACGTATTCAGGTTCAATGCCGGCTTTGACATCAGGGACAAAAGCGCTGACAGGTTTATCACCGGAGAAATAACGATTGGGGGCGATATAGAATGTGGAGTAGCAATCCCAATCCGTGCGGGGGTTGGGAGGGAAGAGGTCGGGTTCTTCGGAGATAAAATAAAGATCATTGCCGGATTTGGCGTAGGTGCCGGTGAGGGTTTGTTCGGTTTGAACGGGGATGGTGAGGGTGGACATATTTCAAGCCTCCTTCTTGGATGCGGATTCAACTTCCGGCTTGGATGCGGCGTTAATATAAGTGTTGACGGCGGCATTGAAGCGATCAAACAGGACGCCGCTGTACATAACAAGGGTTTTGAGCTGCTGGGCGGTGCGGTGATAGCGGTTGCGGAACTGGATGTGAGCTTCGTTCCAATCGGTGTTCATGGTTTTATAGACGTTGCGGTAGGTGACGGAGAAGTTGCAGGAGGTATCATAGTAGATAGCAGCGGCCTTGGCAATGGCGGCATTGATGGCGGCAGCACGTTCATCCAAAAGGGACTGAGAAGGGGCGGGCTTGGGCTGCTTTGCGGATTCATCCGGCAGGGGGGCGGGGATGGGCTGTTCATCCAGAACGGGGGTGGCCGGAGATTTGATGATGCAGGGTTCGGTTTTAATGAGGCCGAGTTCCCGCTGGACACCGAGGGGAAGCTGAGAGTTGGGGTTGGAATCGTTTTTGCGGACATGCTTGATGATGGCATCGTTATAGAGATCATTCAAAATAGAATCGAAGATTTCGCGGTAGGTAGTGGAGGAGCTGATAATTTGGATGGTGGAGATATAAGAAGTACAGGCGTGAGACTTGCGGTAGTTGATGCGCTCCTGCTCCTGGACAAAGCCATAATCGCGTTTCATTTTGGCGTAGATCTGGCTGAGGATATCGCGGCGGGAGGGGTAAAGCTCCGGGGCGTTGCGGATGATTTTATCCATAGTCTGGTAGATTTCATCACGCCAGGTGACGGGGGCGGATACAGGTTTTGAGGTTACAGCAACAGAGACATTTGACTTTTGCGGGGCAGGTGCCGGGGTGGATTCGTTTTTGGGGCTGGGGGTAGGTTCATCATGGACGGCATAATCCATGGGGGTGACGGTGACGGGCTGCGGGGCAGGCTGCTGAGCGGGGACAGCACCGGTAAAGTGGTTGGCGAGGGCAGCGAGGGTGGAGGTCATTGTGACCATGCAGCGGGCGGTTTCGGCCTGGGTTTTGAGGGTGGAATCAACGAGGGCCTGGATGGTTTGCATGGCTACGGCGGAGGTTTGGTTCGGGGTGGCGAGGACGCTGCGGCCATAATAAAGGGATTCCATAACATCCCATATAAAGTCCATGAACTTATCCGCGTTGGGCTGGCGGGAGAAGCGGCAGATTTCCATAACACCGCGGAGGGTGTAAATAAATACATCCCTGGATTTACCGTCAACTGTATTCATTTTGCATACGGTTGAAAGAGGGTCCAATCGATCTTTATTCCGATTATGAATCTGCTGAATTGCGATACGAGGATTCTCATAATTCAACGCTGCACCGACCTGTTCGCGGGTCATGTAGAATTCATTTTTATTGGAATCGTCCTGATATACATTGCAGGTCAGAGAGCCAAAAGGTTTTTGGGTAACGAGGGTAAGATTTTGAGTCATTTTGAAAGTTCCTTTCTGTGATATGGGATAAATAGATATTGGATATTTGTTATGCTTTGACGGTGTTTTTGCGGGTGAGTTCGAGGACGGTGCAAAACGGGGCGAACCAGCCGCCGCCCGAATAGAAGGCATGTGGGGTGGAGGGCTGACATTCATAGCAGACAGTACCGTTGATGATAGCGAGGGTGTAGGTAAGTTTGGTCATAATGGTTGATCCTTTCTGATGGTAAAAATAGATTCAAAATAAAACAGGGAACAAGCTGGTGGGAAAACGGTCTTCTTGAGTGGATCATAGGTCGGTCTTGTGAAGGACGTGTTAGCGTTTGTTTTGGCTCAAATGCGGATCTTTTGATGCCAACTCGAAACCGTATGGAGGCGCGTTGTCTGCAGACGACGCCCGTGATCCAGGAGGGGGAGGAGGTAACAAATTCGAACTCTTGGATATAACCGAAGAGTGAAAGCATGAACTGAAATATAATCAGCAAATGATTCTATACCTTGTTAGGCTGTTTTATTTTTGAGGTTGATCGTTGGGACACGGCGGGGTGTTGTTGGCAAAATTGGCCATGGAAGCGCCGTGGTATTTATGCTTGGGGATTTGCCAGTTGAGAGGTAGCTCCTTTCAATAAATCATCAAAGGTGAGAGTGGAGGCGCAGACAACTGTGGGACAAGATTGTTCAAACATGGGAGAAGAAAAAATCTTAGAACTACCATCGAGATAATAAGAATCAAAAGTTGGAGGTGCATGGTGGCGTACATAAACAATGGGGAGTGTTTGTCCGCAATATTGTTTCATAGGCTCTGTGAAAAATTTTGGGACTTTGATTTCACCAGATTCGTTCAAACCAAATTCGGATTCCATATCGTCCCATTGGCGGATGGTAACTTTATCTCCAACGTTGTAGGTAGGATAGTTATTGGGGTTAAGGGCAGTATCCATAATTATTGGACTCCTTGAAGTAAATCATCGAATGTAATAGAAGGGGTGGAAATACGGTTTTTGGGTTCAGGGGGGAGGGTTGCAGGGACAGGGAGGAGCATGGCGGAGGTGAAAAACCAACCGTGAGGAGAATCATCAACATTAAAGCCTGCATGAGTACACGATAAATAATCGAGAAAATAAATGGGTTCATCAGGAAGATCTTTATCATGAACGATTTTGACAACAATAAACTCTTTGCCACAGTAAGGTTTCATGTCAAGAATAAAAGAAAGTTTATTAGGATGAACAGTGATATCACCGTAAGGATTGGAGCCGAATTCTTCCATCATATCATCCCACTGGCGGACGATGACGCGATCACCAACGTGGTAGGTGGGGTAGGGGGATGGCATTCAAATGCCTCCTTTCAGGAAATCGTCAAAGGAAACAGGGGAAATGGGAACCGGGATGCCATAGGGGTGGAATTCATTGGGGGTGAAAAGAGCGGTGTTCCAAGAGAATCTGGCAGCGGCGGAGGGATCGACAGCAGTGGAGAGATCGTAGGGTTTTAAGAAGTAAAAGTCAGAAGTGCCAAATTTACGATCAATTTGCATGATGCTGCCACAAAGAGAACGGCGTTTAGGGGACATATAATCTGCGATACCATTAGAAAGGGGATCGAGAAACAGCGCACAGCCAGCATCATTTTTGGGAAGAGCGTCAAACTCTGCGGCAGAAATGATTTGAACGAGGGTGCCAACGGGGTAGGTAGTAGGGAACTTCATTGCGTAACTCCTTTCAACAAATCATCGAAGGACATGGAAGGAACCGGGGGCGGAGAAACGACACTCAGCAGATCCATAAGAGGGCGAAATTCAGCGGCGGAAAAGAACCATTCGTCCCAGGAAAAAACGGTTTTGTCTTTAGCGAAGAGAGGGGTAAGTTTATATAGGTCTCCTGCTACACCGTTTTCGGAAATGCTAGTAATGACAGCCGAACAACCGCAAACAGGAAGTTTATCTCTGTTAAAAGAATCGTACAAGCCGTAACTGGAACGGGTAAGAATAAAATTGCCGCGGTCATCCGTAGGACAGGAATAAACTTCTTCTTCGGAGATGATTTGGACAACATCGCCAACTTCATAGGTGGGGTTCATGGTAGGCTTCCTTTCTGTGATGGGGTTAGAGGTTTGCGATAAGAGAATCAAAGCTGAGATACGGAGCGGGGATGGTGCGGGAGATCATGCTGGACGGGATGATGTGGTAGGAATCGCTGTGAGGAAAATAGAGGCGGAGAAGGCCGGATTTGCCGAGGATGGCAACGATCTTGCCCTGCTTGCCGAGGATAGGCTCATAGGGGAGAGAATCGGTGAGGGTGAAAGTGATGCCGTAATCATACTGGAGGGAGCAGAGCATTTCTGGACCGGAGACGATCTCGACCCAGGTGCCGGGTTCATAGCCGGGGAGGAAAGGGGTCATGAGGAATCACCTACCTTGAGAAATAAGTTCATCAAAAGAGATGGGAGGAGTGGGGAGAGGAGCGGGGGTGACGGCTTCGGGGGTATCGTCATAAGTAAGGGCGGAATGGGTGGTGGCAAATGTTTTGTAATTCATACTGGGGACAATAACGGTGACATAAACGCCATTATCAGATTGGACAAAGCCGTGGAGGGTACGACGGGCTGTGCCATGCAGCGTTATGATTCCAAAATAAACGGGAGTGCCGGGTTGAATGTAATAAGGGTCCATAAGAATCACCTGTATGAATTAGAGGACGGAAATAATTTCATCAAAAGAAACGGTTGGTGAAGGTACGGTGTTGGGGGACTTATAGGCAAAGGAATCGTTGGGGTCCTGGATTTCGGTGATATATTCATGGGGGACGTGGAAGGTGCGGGAATCATCGGTCCAGACGGTGACGCGGTTGCCGTTATCTTCTTGGACGGTGCCGGAGAGATAGATGATTTGAAATTTAGTTTTCAGGGGATTGTGATCCTGGCTGATAACTGGTCCTACGGTATAGAATTTGACCCGTGAGCCGGGGGAGATAAGTTTCATAAAAATTACCTGCCTTGAAGGAGAGCGTCGAAAGAGATGGTTGGGGAAGATACGGGGGTAGAGGACTTATAAGCGAGGGGATCTTTGGCATCCTGGATTTCGGTAATAACTTCATAGGGGACGTTGTAGCTGTGGGAATCGATCAAGATGGTGACGTAGTTGCCGTTATCTTGGATAAGTTTCATAAAAATCACCTGAATTCATTTGAAGGGGAGGGTTCCGGGGTATTACCAGGCGCTCCAACCATTGGGATGGCCGGAGGCCCAGCGAAAGGAAAGTAAAACCATGACCGTGCGTTTACCAGGCGCACGAATAGGGGGCGCAACGAGCTGCTAAGAAAGGAAGAAACAGCTGAAGCGCCTGGGAATGCCCCGGAACCATGGGGCGGAATGGAGAAAAACAAAAATCAATTTGTGAAAGCTGATGAGAGGCAGCCACCGGAACCAAATGCTGGCCATGGCTGTTCTTCTGAGTTTGATTGGTGCTTCCACCAATGTTGCTTACTTTTTTGTTGAAGAATATGGCATTAGCCCATCCTTTCTGATGCGCCGCGAGGCTAGTTTCCGTGTATATGGAAGTTCGATACTGATGCAGTGCTTACTGCGACGCGATTGGATCACCTCCAGGGGGGTGGGACAGGGGGACAAATTCAAACCCTCGGATATGACCGGAGGGTGTTTGGCTTTGACTTGAACAGAAATCAAAACGAAACTTTACCTTTGAAACAAATTGATTTTTTGGATTATGCGGTTACTCTGGGCGGGGCGAGATCGGCCTTGATGCAGGATTCAAGGTCAAGGCCATATTTGGCGTTATACTTTTGGATAATGTATTTGGTGGTATCGGGCTGGACATCCTTGAACCAGGTAATGTTGCCCTGGAAGGACTGGAGGTCTTCATCCGGCCACTTTTTGCCCTTTTGCCTATCGCGGAAGTAGGTATCAATGGTGGCTTTGAAGATTTTATTTTTGCGGTAGCCGACTGTGATTTGGTTATCCTTATTGAGCATGACGCCAAGAATCCAGTTGCGGCCGGCGCGGGAGTGGAACTGGGTTTTGGTTTCATTGAGAGTGAAAGGAGCGTTCATTTGGGAGAGAAGCTGGACGATGAGGCGCTCGACGGCGTGATAATTGAAGATAACTTTGCAGGAAACCTCGATATCATCGGCGTAGCGGGTGTAGCAGAGGCGGTCGGTGATGGGGGTTCCGTCCGGGTTATGCTTGCCGGATTCGAAATGATTGACGGCCTTGGCGAAGGCGTGGTCAAAGGGGATCATCATGATGTTGGTGATGAGCGGGGAGATGGGGGTGCCCTGCGGTAGTGCTCCGTTAAGGAAGCAGAGGTCGAGGGCTTTGAGCAGCTCCGCGTGGCCGGTGGGGCTGGCGAGGATGAGGTTGAAAGGATAAATGAATTCAAACTGGGAGAGGACAAACTCCGGCGTGGTGGAAGGGAAGAATCCATGGAAATCAAAATGGGCGTACCACCAGGCATTGAACTTTTGGTGACGTTTGGCGGCGGAGAGGGCGCTGCGATCCTCGACATAGGCGAAGGCGCAGGTGTGGTGGTCGGCAAACATCCAGGACTGGAAGAGGGTTTTGAGTTCCTTGAGGGCTTTCATTAGATTGGCATTGGGGGCATCGATCCAGCGGAGGCCGCCGGAAGCTTTGGGGATGGAAAAATGGTTGTACAGGCTGGAACGGGGAGTGGTGAGGCGAAGGGATTCATACTGCTGGTTGAACGCCTGGAGCTGGAAAATCATTTGTTCCACCTTGGTGATGCGCATGATGCGGGGAGGAACTTTGTTGCAGATGACGGTACGGGTAGCACCGTGGCCGCCGGTGGAAAGGTTGGCGAGGTTGAAATCCCCGCGAAGGAGTTCTTCAAACGTCATTTCCCGGAAACGTTCCGGGCAGTTATAAGTGATGTAAACCATGTGAGTGCTCCTTATGTGAGGGTTATGTTTGTGTTCTGATGAGAGATGGAAGCTGCCGCGGCACCCTCGTCGTTGGGGTGGGCCAGGTTGTTACTCCGGTTGATGCTGGGGTCACCTGATTTTGGCGTACCTTTTGGTTATTGCCACCCTTGTTGGTTAATGTGTGTGGTTTGGACGTATTCGTTTTCCACCAATCGGTGCTTGACAAAAGGCTCGACGACTGCGATGGTGGGGGTCGTGGATCACCGTGGGATCGTCCTGGCCAGCTCCTGGTGGAGGGTGGGTCGGGGTAACAAATTCGTGCTCTTGGATATGACCGAAGAGCCTGAAGCGGAAAAAGCTTACAGTATACAACACAAACGAAATTTAATGGAACGCTAAGATGACAGGGTTACAAACCGAGGAAAGCGGATTCACCCTGGAGGTTGAAAGGGGCAGAGAGGCCGGTGTGGATCAGCTCGCCTTTTTTGATAAAGTTTTGGAAGTTGGTGACGGTGTAGCAGGCGGCAACGCGAACCGTGGGGGCAACACCGAGGGTAGTGCCGCAGGCCGAAACGGGAACCTGGGCGGTGGCTTCGGCGTGGGTGAAGTTCATTGTGGCGCGGAATTCCTTGACCTGTTTGGGGTCCGACCAATCGGCAGCGTAGAGCTGGGCGTCAAAGAGGGCGGTACGGACATCAAACATGGCTTTAATGAAGGTGTTAAAGCGGTTGGCATCCACGATTTTCTGGCGGATCTCGATATTATCCACGGCGAGAAAAACGTAACCGGAGAGGGGCTGGCCGTTCCAGCCGGAGGGTTCCAGACGGATATCATTTTTGGCTTCCGGGTTGATGGCACAGAGGATATCGCGGAGGGCTTCCACTTTGGGCTGGCCGACCTGAGGGTCGAAGAACATCTGGTTGACGATGTTTTTCTTTTCCACCGTATCAAAATCATAGAGGGTGAAGTTGGTCAGGCCATAGCGGGCAAGAAGCTCCGCGATGGTGGAGCCGACCGAACCGCAGCCAATGATGTGGATGCGGCCTTTGACATCATGCGGGGAGAAGACATCCAGGCTTTTGGCAAGATTCATAAAGCACCTCCGTTGGTGAGATAATCGTAATAGGTGGGGTAGTGGTCGTAATAATTGCCGTCATCGTCCATCCAGCAGCAGGCGGCGTTATCCCAGACGACGTGGGGTGCGGTGCCGCCGGTGGGCTTGACGGGAGGGTTCGTTTTGGAATAGATGGGCGGGGCCTTGGTGACAAGGGACTGAGCGGTGGCGGCAAAATCGGAGAGGGTATCGGTGTAGGTAACAGAGATATCGTCTTTATCGTAGATTTTGTTGGCGGCGTAGTCATACAGGCGGGCGGTGAACTCGCCGCGCTTGTTCCAGATCATGAAGAGGTAGAAATCATTGCCCTTGAGCTTATTGACAATTTTGGACTCGTTTTCGTCATCGACGCCGGAAGGGGAAGTGGACATGTTGACGTGGCTGTGGGCCTGGTAGCGGATGTTGTTGAAAATTTCATCGGGCTGGGAGAGCAACCAGTCGTTGTATTTATCCTGGTCGGTTTCGACGGTGACACCAGTGACCTGCTGGGGGTAGACGAGGATATCATAGATTTCATACTCGGTGGGGGAGAGCTGGCGCATGAGGCCGTGCCAGGCGACTTCGGAAGTGAAATCATCAATGAGGCGGGACTGTTTGGCCCAGGCATCGGCAGTAAAATTGATGTTGATTTTATCTTTTGCCTTAGTTTTTGTGAGCTTGACAGCGCCGGTGAGGAGCTGCTGGCGATAGAGTTCGATGGCGGCATCCAGAGCGGTCTGATCAATACGGATAACTTGCATGGTTATTCTCCTTCCTTAGCGGAATCGTTTGCGGATTTGAGCTGTTCAATGGCCTGCTTGGGGGTGATGGATTCACCGGCGGCGGTCAGGATGACGGGGATATCCGTGTGATAGGCGGTGGCGAAATCATCAAAGAAATATTTTGTAGAGATTGTTTCGACAAGGTTCATGCTGCTGGCGCTCTGCTGGCAGATGGCAATGGCGGCAATAAAATCTCGGCGATCCTCGGCATCCTCCAGCATGGGTTCATAATTACCGAGACAGGAGTGATGATTGATGTGAGGGTTGGGAACAGCCTGAATGACGCTCATATTGATCGCATCGGACATGGCTGTGACATGGCAGTTGTAATTAAGCTTATAGGTGGCAGCGAGTTTGATTTTGAAGATGTGGTCAATGAACACAGCCCGGAAAAGGATGCGGACATCGTGTTCTTCTTCACCGGTAAGATCCTCATAGGGGCGGTCACTGTTGAAGATAAAGGTTTCGACATCATCCGGGTCATAATTAGAGAGAAAAGTGGTGATGACGAGGAGAAGCGATCCATCGACAGCACCGACGGAGATACCCTTTTGAGTGTGGAGATAATCCTTGAGTTCCGTGATAAAGGTGGATTCATCTTTGGAGTCCAGGCCGGTCAGCTCACAGTTAATGCTGGTGATGTTGGTAAAAATTTCCGAGATACGGGCGCGGGTTTCTTTCAGATCACGGTAAAGACTTTCAATTGACCGCTTGAGATCCGCTTTACGGCGGTCAATAGTACCTTTGAAGAGGGATTCGATTGCTTTATCTACGGCCCTGGAGGTCAGATCGGTTTTGTTATAAAGGGCTTCCGCCATCCGGGCGAGGGCTTCCGAGCCAGTATCCGGGGTGGAGAGGGCGCGAAGGTAGGCGAGTTCATCGGAGGTAAGGGGGTAATCCTTGAAGAGCCAGGGCAGCAGGCGGGGCATGGCCGAGGCGAAACGGCGGTGAAAAACACTGCTGTAGAGGCCGCTGTCGTGCTGGGACTGGACGATGGTGATACGGGCGGCTGCATCCTGATAGACTTTGTACTTATCAGAGAGATAAGCGCCGATATCTTTGACTTCCTGAATGGAATCAGGGATGGTGGCATTATCGGTGACGAAGAACAAACGGGATTCATTCGGGTTAGCGGAAGCCTGCAGGCCGGAATCATCGCCGAGGATGGCAAGGGTGTTGCCTGCGGTGAGACGGGAGTAGACTGTGCAGGCCAGAACTTTGGTGAAAATTGTTTTGAAAGAGGAGCGGCAGGGGGTGTTGTCCTGCCATGTGATGGTGGGCGACATGTAATTGAGAATATCGGTATAGTTGGGGAGTGGCATGGTGATTCATTTTTCCTTTCTGATTAGATTTGGAACGATTGGCCGCGTTTGCGTTGCCCGCTGCCTGCCGCGGGGAGGCTGTTCCTGTAAGGCAGCACCCCGGTGGGGGAAGAGACACCACCGGAGGGAAATCAATCAGGCGTTATCCTGCTTGGCAATGTTGACCAGGTAGCACTTTTCCGCGATACCGAAGTCTGCGAAGGTCTTATCCAGGTCGCCTGCGGCCAGAGAGGAGCCATCCAGCTTGGTCTGGCCGGTGGTATAATCGACATCATGAGCTTCCAGGACGGAACGCAGGGTGGTGTTGGGGTCAACGGGGTAGGTGTTGCGGTGCAGGTTATCGACGATAGTGACGTTAATCATGGTAAAAAATCTCCTTATGATGAAATATTTTTATGTTGGATTGTGGATTGTGGAAGAAAAATCATGGCCGGGCTGCTTGTTGTGGGGGTGAGCACCGGCCGTTTTGATTACTGAGCGGCGGTTTCGTTTGCCGGGGTGGTCTGGGCGGCCGGGGTGGAAACTTCAATGCCGGCGATGATGGCATCGTGGTCGGCCTTGAGCTGAGCCAGAGTTGCAGCGGCCTGGGTTTCGATTTCATCCAGGTGCTTCTTTGCGAAGCCGATGCGCTCGGCGACATGCTCCTTGGCCTTGGTGATGTCTTCGAGGTCGGCAGGCAGGTCCTCAACGTAGATAGCATTGTCGGTGCCGAAGGCGGACTTGGCGAAGCAGATGCCGTAGGTGGACATGCTCTGCTTGGCGGACGGGGCAATGGCAAAGATGATCTCATCGTCATCGCCGGACTTTTTGCCGGGCTTGGTCAGCTGCAGGGCCTGGGGAGCCTTGGTGTGAAGGGTCTTGAGCTGGGCCATAGTCAGGGTGGAGGTGATGGAGAAGGTGGTTTCGTTGATTTTGACAGTAGACATAATGTGTGTCCTTTCTTTGGCGTGTAGCCAATGTAAAAAATATTTGCAAGTGCGGAATGCACGGTTGCCTAGGTTGGGGAATTGATGAGGGAAGCGAGTTCATGCCAGGCTTCGCGGTAAGTATCGGCGGACTGGATGAAGGTGGGGCCGTCACGGATTTCGTAATGGCCGTGGGTGGGAATGATGATGTACATGGGGGTCAACTCCTTTTGCTTGCGAAAACTTGTAAATAACAGGGCGAAATAAAACCTGCCAGACGGGGCAGGGCGGGGAACAAATTATAATAAGGCTGGGATGCGCTGTGAGAAACGAGAAGAAAACGGGCGAGAAACTGCATGGTCACAAGGAAACACGGCCTGTAGGGGCTGTGTGGGGCGCTGAGAGGGATGCGGTTTCATGCTGGCGGGTGACTTTGTGATTTTGATTATATACAAGTTTTCGCAAATGTTCAAGCCGTAAAAATGTTGCTTGATGCGGTGAAAATGTTGCATGGCCGATGACAAAATATGTTTGCTTTTGGGCTGTACAAACCCGGTGAGGTGGTGGGTTAGTAAAAGCAATGTTCCAAAACGGCCTAAAAACTGCGTGTCAATACGACTAGGAAGGTTCAAAATCGGGCTGAAAACAGCACGTCAATAGCGTTTATATATAAAGATAAAGAAAGATATATAAGAGGGCGGTACGTCCGGCGTTTGGAATGGGAACGGGTTTTGCGCTTGTGTTACGGTTTTGCGGGACTCTGGGGCACGGGTTTGTAGGCGGCGCAGGTTTTGGTGGCGGAACAGGAAACAGTGTTCGTTTTGGTGATGGGAATGGTGGGTGCGATGGGAGGAGCGGCAAGAGTGGTGGCGGACTGGAGAGTGAGAGGTTTCGTTTCGGCTTTGGCTTCCGTCATCTTGGTAGGTTTGATTTTGCCGTCAATAACATCGTGCAGGTAGTTGTAGCAGCCGATGACGAACAGAGACTTGCGAAGAGGGTCAGCGAAGAAATCATCAATGGTGTAAGGATAAGAAGCTTTTTCGTGAATGGCCTCGTTGCTGTAGTTGTAGCCATAAGAGTAAACGGTGGTGGGGCTGTGGCGGACATTGAATTTGCGGGTGATGTAATTGCAGCCGAGCTTGACATAGTTCATGAAGGCGGCAGAGCTGTAGTTGAGGACATCGCGGACGGGAAGAGAAACGGGGAAATCAGCAGCAGCAATAATTTCATCGTAGAGGGTGACAATGCGTTTTGCCAGGCCAGTTTTGGTGGTGAGAAACCAGTCGTCCTGGGTTTTGAGCTGGCGGATGGCGGCATCAAGAGCTTTTTCGGAAGTGATTTTTCTTTCAAAGTCAGTCATGGTAGATTTCCTTTCTTGATTTGATTTTGAATGGGTAAAAGAAAAAAGCCTTGCGGGTGGGCAGGGCTTTTATAGTGGAGTGATTTAATTAGAGGCTGAACTTGGTCGGGTTTTCATCGGCGATTTGAAGGACGCGATAGAGAATATTGGAGATGGTTTTATTGGTAAGAGCCAGCAACTTTAAGGTCTCGGTATCGCTGGTGCAGGCAAAGGCTTCAAAGTGGGAATTGAGATAGTCAACATAAGAGCTGAGAAGAAGAGAATCGTTTTCGTCGTGGTAGGCTGTTGCGGTATCGGCAAGGATGCGGGTACGGGCAAGGGCAGAGATGACGGGGGTGTCACGGAAGTTGATAGGATTATAGCGGTCGGTCACATGATGGATGGTCCATTTTTCCTTGCCGGTACATTCAAGGACGAACAGACGGGCGGTACTGTACTCCAAGTCGGTATCAATATCGTTCTGGACAGCATCAATCTTATCAGGGGCAGGGTCGAGATTATAAATGCTCTGGCCGGAAAGTTTTGAGATGAGAAGCAGGCGGGGATGACTGGAGGAAAAACCTTCACAGCTGCCGTTGTTGATGTTGGAAAGATAAGCGGAGGCCATGAGAAGGTCCTCACGGGAAGCGGGGGTGGGGTAAATGAATTCATAGAGGAAGGAGGTGAGCTGCTGAAAATCCATGGGGTTGCGGTTGACCTGAAGAACCATATAGGGTTCATTGTCGGCACCGAATTGTGTGGCCGGAGAGGTAAAAGTGCGGAGCTGGGTGAGGGTGATGTGATGAAGCATGGTTAGTCCTCCGTGTCATCGTTTTGAACAAGGTATACAAGTCTGGATTTGACAACGTTTAATCTGTCTATAAGAGTTTTGCGCGTTCTATTCAGCTCTTCAAAACTAGAACTTTCAACAAATTTCAAATAGAATCCAGGTCTAGGGAAGCAATCTTCATACGATTTTATAAACAGAACTTTATCTTCAACGCTGTATTCGTCTAGTGTTGGTGGGGTAGGCGTATCCGAAACCTGATAAAAATTATAGGTAAACTTTTCATTTTTACTTTTACCATCCTCCCGCTCTATAAGAAAAATACGATTGGGATTATGCTCCAAGTTGAGTTCAACATCTTCTTGACGGTCATCCCAAGAAGGAACGGCAGATAAAATACAAGAGTAAACACGATATTCATGAGAGATGATAAGCCAACGGGTTGCTTGTGAATTTTTATTGTGAGGCCGGGTACAGATATCACCTGTGATAAAAGCAATATCAGCACGAGTTCTGACAGTGGGGGCCGTAAACTTATCAAGGTATCTAATAATATCATAATAGGATACAGCAGACTTATTGACCTTGGTAAAATATATCGTTCCGTCCGGTTCTCCATTGCAATCGACAACAAGGTTTTTGGGGATTTCAGCTAAGGCTTCAAGCTGTTTGACGTTAAGCCAGGTAATCATGATTGATAACTCCTTTTTTAAATCGTTTTGCACCGTAGGTTAATGCACGGCGGCGAGGACGGGGGCGGCGGCACAGCAGAGGGTTTTGCAGCCGATAACGCGGCCTTGGGTATCGCGGACCATGCAGCAGGGGTAAAAGACATCGGAGCGGGTGGGAACGCGGGAGGCGACAAGAGCACTGACAATGTAAATCGTATTGGGCATGGGGTTTGGCAGGTTTTCGACATCGCCATAGTAAGAGTGGGAGATGGGGATGGTTACGCCGGAAGCGGTGGTGAATTCGCCGTCGGAGATGGATTCAACATAGACGCGGGCAACCACGCCGAAGGGCTTGATGGAAGCGGTGCCAATGTTGATTTCGTGCGGGGTGAGGTTGAGAATTTGGGTAGACATGGGGCGGTACTTCCTTTCATTGCATGATGCGGATTCGTTTTTGAATTTACAATTTGTTCATAAGATTTGTTAGGATGGTAAAATTTATGCGGATTTTAGCTTGAAAAGTTTGGTGGAAACGGAGAAATAATTTTGTTTTGCGGTTTGGCTTATGATTGGATTATACAACCAAACGTTGTGATGCGCTAGTGCAAAAGGTTGGACATTAGTAATAATAGCGGCGTTCCAAATCATATTTGCCGTTGGGGGTGAGGCCGTCGGGGGCGGACCAATCGCAGGCATCCTCTTCGTTTTCGGCAGAGGGGCGGATGATGGGCCAGGTGACGACATAGCACGGGGCGGTGAAATCCTTGGCGATTTCGTTGGGGCAGATGGCTGTGGCAACGTACTGGGCGATACCGTGGTAACAATCATAGGAGCAGTAGGCTTGTTCCAGAAGGATGAGGGGCTGGCCATCGTAAGAGCAGGCACCGTTGAGTTCCAGGCGGGAAAGTTCGGACTGGAGGTTGAATGGGTGGCGGGTTTTGGTTTTCATTTTGGTTCGACCTTTCTTTAGCAAACTGTGTTATTATGAATTGGGTAACGACGTTTTGACGTTCAAAAATCAATCTTGATGCGGCGCTCTTTAATGGGGATGGTTTCAAAGTGGGAGCCGGAATTGTAAGTGTTGGGGATGCGAGTGCGCTTGGCATCGTGGCGAATGGTGGAGAGTGGGGCGGCAATGAGCAGGGAGAGGATGGCCCCAGCAGCGGATTCAATCTCGGAATCAGGGCAGCCAAAGCCGATAAGCGGGTCAGTAAACCAGGACTTGGGGCTTTCTTCCATACAGGCATCGCCGGAGTAGGTTTCGCTTTTGGGTTCGATAGGGGTCTTGAGGTAGTGGAAGGGAAAGAGGGGGTTATTGTCCAGGCTATAGGAGTAGTAAACGCCGTTCATTGTGAAGTTGATATAGCTGGTGTGGGTGACGGTGATGGGGGTGTGGGGGATGGCCTGGAAGAGGGCGAGTTCCTTTTGGAGGTTGGAAATCAGCGGTTCCCGCACTTTGGGATGGAAGGTTGAAGAGGATTCAATGCGGTGCTGCGTTGCGGTGCAGGCTTCTTCCAGGTTGCGGTCAGAGATGACGGCGGGATACAAGGGTTTCACTTTGCCGCCCTGGGCGGTGATGAGCTGGGCCAGACGGGTGAGGATGCGGGCAGAGTTATACTGCCAGGAGGTTGCGTAAAGACGTTCATTCTCTTTTATAACAATCATTTTGGTACTTCCTTTCATCGGAGCTTAGAGGTAGTGGGCGGGAAACGCCTGGCCGACTTCTTTATAGGTGGTGAAGATGGGGCCGTGGTGGCAGATAAAATCATGCAGGCCGGCACGCAGGGCGCTGAAGATTGCGTCTTCGTTGTAATGGGCGGACGCTTTGTTATAATCGCGCTGCCAGGTGGTAAAGTATTCTCGGATTGCTTTGGATTCCCAGTCATTCTGGAGGAAGGCGGGGACCTTGCCGGAATCATACTGCTGCCAGGCTTTGGCAAAACGGATATCGCCATAGATGCGGGAGGCCATGTTATAGGCGATTTTTTGCTCTGCGGTGCAGACGGACTTATCCACGCCACGGATTTTGTGGTATTGCAGTTTCATTGCGGGACTCCTTTCCATCAGAGAATAATCTGGGTGCCTTCATCCAGGGCTTTGCGGAGGGTATCGGCAAGCGCGTTGAGGTCCGTAAAGTTTTCATTGGGCAGGGGAGAGTTGACGGCGTGATAGGCAAAGGTTTCAAACTGGCTGCGGGTGATGGTGCCGGATTCGGCCAGCTTGGCGAATTCAGCGAGGGAATTGGCGGTGGGTTTGGGCTGATGAAGGGCGAGGGCATCCAGCATTTCCCTCTTGACTTCCGTGTAACCAACGGTTTCAACATGTTCATCCGGGAAGGCCGTTACGATAACTGTGCAGTTGGGAACGGTGTGGGAGACGATACGGGTGGCGGTGAGATCTGTGACGGTTTCCATAACGGTGAAGTAACGGTCGCCGGCTGCGGTTTCATAATAGACGCGGAACGGGGTTGTTTCGGGGTCGGAGAGGTCATCGACAGGCTTAACGCGCAGGTCTACATAGTGCGCGGGATTCTTTTCGATTGCGGTGCGGCATTCATCCAGGATGTTCACTGCGGCGTTGGAGAAGCAGTTGAGGCTTTCGACCGACTGGGATTCATCGTCCAGCCAGGCGCGGGCACTCTGGCGGGCTTGACAGGCGGCGGGACGGGTATTAAAATAGCCGATGGTGGTGGGCAGGTGAAGGGAATCGGTGAGGATGAGGGCATAAAGAGAATTCATTTTGGGTACTTCCTTTCATTTCATACTGTTTTTGGCAGGGGATTCAATCGGCATCAATGGCCAGGGCGTATTCATCCGACTGGCCAAAGACGGTGAGGGTTACGGTTGCAGGGCTGGACGGGTCATAATCAATTTGGATGTTGGTCATAACCAGGCGGCAGGTGGCGGCAAAGGTCAGGAGGGTAAGGCCGAGGGAGAGGAGGAGGGCGGAGAGAATGCGGCGAGGTTTCATTTGGGGGACTTCCTTTCATTGGCAAAGCCGATTCAATTTATGATGCTATGAAAAAACGCCCTGGCGGTGAAGTCAGAGCGCAAAGAACTTATTCATGATGGGATGGTGGGGTCATGCCGCCTTGCGGTGGGTGGCGGTGCGGTGCTTTGCCGCTTTGGGTTTTGCCACTGGTTTGTGAATGGCATACACGAAAACGGACAGGGAAACGGTCAACAGGATGAAGGGGTGGCGCGTGGCCAGGGCGGGAAGGCCAAAGAGAATGGCGCACGCGGCGGCGCTGAACAGGGCGAAGCGGGCGAGAAGTTTTGTTAGCTTTTTCATGATGGGGCTTCCTTTCGTTTTATGGTTTGGATTTGTAAAAATAGTTTTATTCTGGTATAATGTAAAAAAATCAAGTTGTAAAAGAGGTTTTAGAATGGAAAAGCAATTCAAAACAGCAGAGGAACAGCTGGAGCATATTCGACGGCTTAACAGAGAACGTAAAGCAAGAAATAGGGAAAACGGAAACGAACACAGAAAAGGAATCGTTTTGAATACGGAAGATAATGACAAACTTAATAATCTTCTTACAAAACTCGATTGCACGTTTCCGCAAATGATACGGCGGTTGATTAGTGGGGAATATGAAATTCATCTTAGAGACGAAAACAAGCAATAAAAAAGGAACCGCTCTGTGAAAAGCGGTTCCGGTTTGGAATTCGATTTTGGAATTAGTTACGGTTACGGTTCAACGTAAAGGTTTTCAATCGTAAAGCCGACTCTGACGCGATCTTCATTTGCGGTACAGATCCGAACATTGACGCCGAGATCAAATGCAAGAAGCATCAGGTCTTTGAAGTCAACAAAATCATCAAGGACCAAAACAAATTCAATGTCATGCTGGTTCACTTTTGGAATCATTTTGAACGTCACATTATCATTTAGCGGATAGGTTTTGGCGTGTTCAATGTATTTTGCGAGAGCTTTTTGTAGCTGATTCATTTTTTGCAGCTGAACGGGATTCACGATTAAGGTTTTAGGCCGTTTGAGTTCTTTTTCAACTGCTTTTCCGATTGCGTAAATAACAGAATCGTGCGGGTCAGCGTCAGGGCCGAGATCAACGTTTTCAAAATCGAATTCAAAAGTTGGGTCCATTGTAAAACTCCTTTGCGTTTTGAATTTTGCGAGGGAATTGGGCTTGCGAAACGGCAAACCCTATGTAATTTCATTTTACTACCTATTCGCAAAAGAATCAACAACGGGCGGCTTGCCACTCTGCATTTTTATGGGCTTGTGACCATCCAGAAGGAAATTCATTTTTTCAATTCATTTCCCTTTTGGGCTGCATTAACAAGGGCAGACTTTAACCGGTCTGCCAGCGGTTGGGTTACGCTTTACGCTTCAATCGTGTACGGCTTGCCAGTGGTCAGGTGGTACATGACGTTGCCAACAATGATTCGCATTTCCTTCGGGCTTGCCATTCGGATTGCCAAAGCGGTTTTGCCCGCTTTGGTCATGCGGTTTTTGATGTAGTTGATATCCTTGGAAGTGACCTTCAAAGCGTTCAGCTTTTTGGCCGGTTTGACCGGCTTTTTGGAATCGGATTCATCGGTCGGTTCTTCTTTGGGAACGTAATCAATAAACACGATGCAATCAACGATAGCTTGCAAGTCACGAACCATGCTCTTCATGCTGCACGATTTGCGGGACAGGTTTGCGAATTCGCCGTCAGCATCCTTATATTTTGCGGCGAGTTCATTCTGGGCTTTGGTATCGAGTTCAATTTCGGTGCCAAGGTTCAGAGCCAGGCTTTTCAGCCAGGATTCAAGATAGAAGGGCCACTGGCCATTGACGGCCAAAGTACCCTTTTCGGGGTTGCAATGCTCAAAGTCAACCAGGTCGATTGCATTGCGGGCCTTGCGGTCATCGACACTGATGGTTACGGTGCCGTTTTCATTCTGCTTTTTCTTCAGCACCTTTTTGGTCATTTCGCCGTACTTGCAGGCGGCCAGCATGGGGGATTCTGCCTGATAGCAGGTCAGGTAAATTTCGTTCTTCTTCAGTTCGTTGTACTCGTCAATCACGTTGGCCAATGCCGTTTCAGCGGTTGCGAGATCCTTTTGGGTTGCGTCATCGGCGGCCAGAAGGTCCTTATATGCCACGGTTTTCAGCTTAATTTCGTTTTCAGCGGTGGCAATCAGGGTTTTCAGTTCGGCCATATCGGTGGTTTTCAGTTCGGTTTTCATAGTCAAATTCCTTTCATTTTGGCAATTCCGTGGGGGATGCTTTCCCTCATCAGGTATAAGAGCCAGTCCTTACACGACAAAACCGCCCTTTCTTGCGAAAAGGCGGTCTGTTTCGGTTTTATGAATAACCCCTTGCGGGGCGGAATTCGATTTCCGAGTCAAGTTTATACTCCTTGTGTGATTGAATCCGCTTCATTTGCACGGCGGGGTTTTGCGGTGCCAACGGTTTTAAGCAGTCAATGCCCCATCGGAGATAGGACAAAAAGGCACACTGATAACATCGGAGATATTGCCAGTGTAAATGCCAGTCGCTTTAGAATCCGTTTGCAGAATCAGGTTCATCAAACGCATGGGGAGGTCTGAAGTAACAGTTTCCAGGGCATAGCTTTCCCAAACTTTACCTAGTTTTCGACTTCAGCCCGATTTATGCTTCGTTCAAGCCGAACTTGCGAATAGCCAATCGGTTTTTTGTTCGCCCTGTCATTTTCACTAGGATAACAGGCCCCGCATTTTTAGCAAAATGTACTGTTTATTTTTAGGTCTGAACTAGACCGCGTGGGAAGGTGTAAGCGCTGTGTACCGCGCCGCGCTGTGTATCGCGCCGCGCTGTGTAAGTGCTTACACCTATAACGTAAAAAAAACAGGGGTATTATTCCAACTTTTCAAAAAAAATTTTAGAAAATTCGAAAATAATAATCCGCAGTTAAAACATAACAAAAAAAAATACCCCGTTATACTATCCAACTGCGGGATAACATAACGGGGTATAGCGGCCTATTATAATATTGTAGAAGGTGCAAGGCCGTTATCTAACAGAGCTTTACGGCACTTTGCAAGGATTTTTGCGACTTTTGATTGACTATAGCACAACTGTTTTGAGATCTCTTGCTGCGTATAACCGGCGGCGGTATAATAGCATATATCCTGACCATCTGGAATGTTACGCAAAATATAGCCAATATCCGCCCAAAACAGCGCGCGCGATTGAATTGTATCAGGGTTGTTATAACGCGGCTCTGTTAATCCTGTACCTTTACCCTGTATCGCGTCATTGTTACCTTCTGTTAGTTTTTCTACACTTTCAAGTGGTACTGTTTTTGTGCATGTTTTGCCAGTACTATCTATATAGGTAACACGGCCGGTTATACGCGCCGCGCGTTGACTGTTAATCCATTTGTTTGCCGCGTTAATACCGTATGACAAAACAGCGCGGGGGCCTTGCAATAGTATGAGCTCTTTTGTGCTTCTCTTTTTATATACTCTGATAACAGTAAAGTTGTTATCCCCGCCTTGTACCCAACTATCAAGCGGCTGTTTTGCGGCGGCGGCAAGTTCAACATAATGCAAGGCAATAGTTTGAACTAGATCCGCGGCGGCGGTGCTGTTATCGGGCCATATCCCGCAGGTTGCATATCTATTGATAGCTTGATATAGGCCCCGCAGGGTATCGCTATACTGTTTATCACAAGCTGTTTTTGCAGCGGCGGCGGCGGCTCCAATAGCCGCGCGGTATACGGGGGGAATACTATCTGCAAGGTTCCATTTTTGCGCCGGCGCGGAAAACTCAAAGTGTATAATCACATTCTGATTTTTGTTATTCTTTTTTTCGTTCAACATTTTTTGTACCTCCATTTTTTTGTGTGGTATTTTTTGTGTGCTGCGGTATGCGGTATATAATACCGTGTACTTATTATAATAAGCAAGTCAGCACCGCAGTACAAGATACTTGCAATAAAATTATAAATATATGAAACAAATGTATATAAATAAAGTGCGGCGTTATGTACTGCGGGTAGAAGGAATTGGAGATCTGCGATAAAATAGGGTATTATACTTTATACTATATAGTATAGGTCAGCTGACCCGACGGCACGGCACGGTATATAGTCCTATAAATAGGACTATAAAACAGCGCCTGGTATACCCTCTGTAAAGCAAGAAAAGCGCCAAAAATCAGCAAGTTAGAAGGCCATAAAATAGCGGTATACCGCTAAAAATCTGCTACTTGCAAACCACCTTCAATAGTTTGCATAGGGGGGGTATGTTAAAAAGAAAAATGACGTAAAAGCGTGGAAAATGGGTCAGTTATCTCTCCTCACTCCCGGCTCTCAAAACACAAACCAACGCACCTACGTTACTTCACCTTCTTCCACCTCCACACCTCCTCTCCTCCTTTCTCCAAGCCCCTCCTTTCCTCCACTTTCCTCCCTCTAAACCTCCGTTTCCTTAATCGTTCCCTTTCTCGGAGAAAACCGCATAACAATCCGCTTTCTAGGCTCCTTCGGGGCCTTATTTTTTTACCCAAAAATGCCATAAAAACGTGTAATTTGGCCACTAAAACGCACAAAAACAGCGCCAAAACGCTAAAAAGCACATAATTTCCGCTCGAAAACGCCTCGGAGCAGTCCGAAACGCCGCTTTACAACCCCGAAACGCCCCAACATTGGCCCCACCGGAGGTTAAATCCCGGCAATTCCATGGCAAATCCTGGCAATAGGTGCCACTATAAGACGGCTGCAGGCTCTGTGAGTGCTGTTTTGGCCTCTAACGTGCCATATATATAAAGGAAGGCACCCTACGGGGACGAATTGAGATCCCACTGCCGCAGATTGGGTCCCACTGCCGCAGGCGGGTGGATAGTTTCCATTACAACACCAATCGGGTTTCTTTGGGTGGGTACTCCCACAGGAGTATAACGGCACCGTAGCCCATACAACCGCAGCTCAATTCTTTCGCCCCATACAGGCGGAGCCTGTGTTACGCTTTCTCCTGAAATTTATTTTTTGCCACTGTTGACTTCTTGTAAATAGCAGTGTTATAATAGAACCATAAGATAAAGCTCCGCAAGATAAAGCTCCGCAGGATAAAGCTCCGCAGGACACACCATACAGGAGGGAAGCCCACTATGAAAAAAAGAAACAGCGTAGCTCACTTTATTCCCCGCACTGTTACTATGCAGGAAGCCACAGAAGCCAAAGGTGGGCTGGACCTACAAGGTGCTGCAAGCTTACTGATGGCAATGATGCAGGCAAGCGCCGATGCTGACGGCCACAACGCCCTGATGGAACAGCTGGCATCCGCCATGGGTTACAAGTTGGTACGCGAAACACCACAGCCGCGCCAGCGGAGCCGCAGTAAGAAAGCCCGTGCCGCCCGCTATGCACAACCCAAACTGAGTCTGGTAAAAACCAATGGTGTGGCAAAACCAACGCCGGCAGAGCCGATCCGCAGCCGCGAGGACTTTAACGCCATAGCCACATACCTGCACACCCAGGGACGCCCGTATAACAGGCAGCGGAACTATACCTTATTTATATGTGGTGTGACACTGGGCCTGCGTGTGGGCGATCTTTTACGCCTTACCGTTGATGATGTGTGGGATTGTGAGCACAACTGCCCGCGCCACCGCGTAATTATCATCAATGAAAAGACCGGCAAGCGCACCAATGACCTGATTACCCCGCTGGCAGCAGGCGCGATTACCGCTCTGATTGAAGAGATGCGGGGCCGAACCATGAATGTGCTGAAGCCAGGCTGGCCATTGTTCCAGAGTATGCGCAGCCCCAAGGGAGTGCCGCAGCCGCTGGACGAAACCCAGGTGTGGCGGATCTTAAACCATGCGGCCAAAGAGTGCGGCATTAAAGAGCATATTAGTACCCACAGCCTGCGCAAGACCTATGGCTATGCTGCAAACCACGCCATGACAGAGGCCGGGCTGCCGGCTGGCCAGGTGATGGAAACGCTGCAAAACAAGTTCCACCACAGCAGCCAGAGCATTACGATGCGCTACATTGGCTTGAGCCAGGAGCAGATTGATGCAACGGCAATGGCAGTAGATACAGTGTTGGGGGTGCCGCCGTTGGCTACTATATAACGATACCCACTGAATTTGGGTGCCTGGCAAGCACCCGTTTTTTTACCTTTATTAAATACAAGTTTTCGCAAACAAAGGAGGCAAATAATTCATGGAAAATCACAACACAGGCACCATCAACAGCTCCGCTAGATATTGTTTGGCAAAACCGGGCGACAAGGTGCGAATTACCAAAACACACCGGGCGGATATACGCCAATATGCGGCCTGCGAGGGAGATACATTCATAATTACCAAAGTGGTGGACGGCCAGATCCCCTATGGGCGGTGGCTGCAGCCGAGCGGTATGCTGGCGGTCAGGGAGCTGAAGCTTGACCCAAACTGCTGTACGTTACTTACGCCGGAGGAATGTGAGGCACCGGCTGCTACACCAGAGCCAACCACGCTGCGCAGTGTGACGATTGATGTGAGCGACCCAGAGGCAGCACATAAGGCCGTGGATGATGCGTGCGCAAAATACCAGGCCAGCCAGACGAGCCGCTGGAGCACGGCAGAGACATGCAGCGCAAAACTGAGCGCCAGGAAAATGATGGCCACGCTATGTGAGCAGGGTGTCAGCATGGTTTGGTTTATTGAATCAGATCCAGGCCGCCGGCATGTTTGTTTGGAATGCGACAATGGCACGCCGAACACATGGGCGAAAAGTCATGGTTATTCTACCAACTATGTGCAAATCACCTTTAACGATAACGTAGACTTCGATGAATGGATTGGCCGTTACGCCTGCCTGTGCGCATTAACGGGCGAACCTGTTGCCGATATTGTTATGCGCAGCATCAAGATTGACACCTGAATAATTAACAAAGTTTTGGAGGTCTTTACCAATGAAGAAAATTCCAACCTTATATAAACGCGAGTTCAGTGGCCACAAGATTACCGGAATCCATGACGAGATTACGCCGGGCTGTGAAGCGGCGCTGACGGATGAGAGCATTGCCACATTGAAGATTGACGGTGCCTGCTGCGCGATTATTAACGGCGAATACTACAAGCGCTTTGATGCCAAGCCGGGCAGAGCAGTGCCGGAGGGTGCGATCCCGTGTGACGAGCCAGACCCGGTAACTGGCCACTGGCCCCACTGGGTGAAAGTGGCGGCAGACAACCCCGCGGACAAATGGTTTGTGGCGGCACGAAACAACAGCTGGGATGACCTGCCGGATGCAACCTATGAGGCGATTGGACCGCACTTCCAGAAGAATCCCTACGGGCTGGACAAGGACGTGCTGGTGCGGCACGGCACGATCAGTATTGACGTCCCGAACCTAAGCTTTGAGGGAATCCGGCGCGGGTTGGAGTTGGCCGCCATAGAGGGCATCGTGTTCTGGCATGAAGGAGCACCGCTGTGCAAAATCAAGCGCAGTGACTTTGGCTTTAAGTGGCCGGTGACGCAAGACGAGCTGAACGCGGAGTTTGGGGCAAATAATCCTGATCCGTGCGAATTGGTGCGGCGGACTGCGGCTATGTACAGCAGGCATGAATTTCCGGCAGATATGACCAAGATGTTTGATTCTGGACATGAAGCCACCAAGGAGGAAACGCGCAGGCATGAAAATTATTGACTTTGAGCGCAAGGGCAACCTGGTACGGTTCTACCTGGGTGATGATGACCTGGTGGAATGGTACGGCGACGACTGGAACGATACGCCGTATGAGCATAACGCAGAGCGAGTCTATGACAAATATATCAAAGGCTACTGCGATATGATGTTCCCGTTTGACGACCTGGTACTGGAACCTTGCTGCGGAACCTGCAACAGCGGGTGGTGTAAAGATGATATGGTGGCGCAGAAAGTGCCCTGCATTATTCAGGTGCCGGCTGCAGTACATAGTGACAGCTTTGATGAAAGTTTTGACCACTGGGTAGGGGCCAAGGGCGTACATAAATTTTATTTTGGCGACCATATGGAACCAAGCGCTATGACTGCTACCAATCCTCATTCTTAAATAATAACTTTGGAGATTTTTAACAATGGAACAAACATGCTTTAGATATTCCGTACAGCCACAGACGGAACACATTAAGGATTACACACATACAATCGCCGTAATGTTTGAAGACATGGTAGATTATGCAGACCGCAATGGCCTTGACCGGAACGAGGTAGTAAGCGAAATGCTGCACGACATGAACGCCATGAGCGGTTACTGCGATATGAATAAATACCGGCCGTTGCCGGAATAAAAGAGGTGCGGCATGACGATTGAATTATGGCGGGGCAGCTGAAAGTCAGTAGGCAAACTTGATCTTGGATAAGGAGAAAAACTACAATGCGATTGATTGACGCTGATGCCATGCAGGTTGAATGGCTGGCCAAAGGGCTTGACGATAGAACTTATGACACAAACAATGTGCTTGATAGCATTGACGAGCAGCCTACCATTGACCCTGAATATAAAAGACCCGCAACTTATATCGTTGGTGAACAGGTACAAACTGAACATATCAAAGATTACAACCGCACGATCGCCTTAATGTTTGAAGATATGGTGGATTTTGCCGATCGTTATGGTTTTAGCCGTGATGAGGTAGTAAACAGTATGATTTACGATATGCACACTTTGAGCGGCTACTGCGACATGAATAGATATCGGCCAATGCCGAGATGAGGGAGGAATACACAAATGACCAATGAAGAATTTGAAACCCGCAAGAAAGAGGTTGCCAGTAACCTGCAATTATTGCTTGACGAGATGCGGCAGCTGCACGACTGGATTGTTCTTAACCCGGTAAAAGAAGTCACACAGGAAGACTATAAAGACTGGGAGAATTCGTTCGGTACTCTGCTTGACAGTTTCGAGATTCTAGACTGCAACTAATAAGGAGGAAAACTACAATGACTGATAATAATTTCACAATCGAAGATTTTAACACCAAGAAGCAAGAGATTGCCGGCGACATGAAGATTTTATTCAATGAGCTGACCACCCTGCGTGATTGGATGATCCAACACCCGGTGGAAGACGTTACCATGGATACCGCCAAAGAATGGGAGGATGGATTCTATGGTTTGAAAGAAAACTTTTTGTTTGTCGGCCATGCCTTTTAAGGAGGATATATGTCAAAGTTAAAAATCGCCAGTGCTATAACTCACGCTTGCGCTGTGGCCACTGCGGTATTGACTGTTGGAGCCGCCGTACACTTTTGCCTTTACTTAGAGGCTAAAGCGCCAAAGGCTGTAGACACAACTGCTGTATATACCACGCACAAGATCTCCTACGCATTTCTTGAAACGCGGCCGTATACAAACCGGTATGGCGGCATTTGCGGCGCTGACACATACCTGCACTGCGGCGTAATACAGGATGATGGGAGCATAAAAGAAGAAACCGAGGATGTAGATTACGTCACCATAAAATATTCTGATGAAGATTACAGCTACAAGGCCGACTTTTACGACCGCACCACATACGACAATGAATCGTTCGAAGATCGGTATACCAGCACGGTGTACTACCTGACCGACGAGATGATGCGAGACCTGGGTACCGGAGGCAGCCAATGAGCGAGACATGGGAATCTACGGTGAACGCCATATTGATGATTTACATATATGGACCGTTGATGCTGTTGATGTTGGGGATTAACTGTACGCTGTTGATTTTTAGCGTGTGGAAGATAATAACAATAGCAAAACACATTGCCAAGAGATATTACGAAAAGTTCATATGTAAAATTTTCATGAACAATAAAAAACGAAAAATAAGGTGAAAAATTTTTTATGGCACGACTGATTGATGCGGAGGAGTTTGAGGCGTACTGCATTGAGCGCGACCCGAAGTATTCAGAGGCCGAATGGCAGGCTTATCTGGATGGGGTACAACGGGTTTTGGAGGCCATTGATGCGGCACCCACCATGACAAAATATGTGCGGTGTGAGGATTGTGACGAGGTGGTAAACTCCACTATACGCCCAGACTTATGCTACTGCACGCTGCACGATTGCCCAACAACAAAGGAGGGATTTTGTGATAATGGACATGTCGGATGAAAGTTATTGGGATGAAATAAAATTGCTTTGTGCGTACCTGCGCGGCGAGAAAACGCTGGACCAAGTCATGGACGGAATTAACCAAATAATGACGTTTAATATATGGGAGATACTTTCAAAGAGTCTTGACTCCATTGACGGACATGGCCCTGCAAGCCCCTATGACGAGCCTTTGATCGCAGAAACAAATTATTCAGCCTAGCTAAGATACGAGCTGGAAACGCCTGTACGGCAGGCTAAGGAGGTGGATAAAGCATATGACAAGGCTTGAAAAGTTACAAAGCGCAACGGCGGACGATCTGGCCAACCTGTTCACTATCATGGATGACGAAGGCGAGTACCTGCCGCTGCTGATGCCAATGAACCTGGTGAAGGACCCTGACAATCTGGACGAAATTATTCAGAGCCAGAGCGAATGGCTGCAGGGCGAATATTGGCCGGGAGATTTTGGGCTGGGCTGTTTTAAGGAACCAGTAATGCCGGAACCAGAGATCTATTCATAAACCGCGACACCGCACGACATAACATAGCCTGAGACGCGCAGGGACGCGCTATGAGCCACGACACAAGGAGATACGACATGCGATACATAAACCAGCAGGATGCGTTAAAAGCGCTGGGAGATGAGCCTGGAAGAACTATTTAACGAAAAAAGAAAGAGCGTGATTTTATCAGCGCCGGATCAGCCAGGACTGGACAAGAAAGCGGTTGTTTGCAGCGGGTCAAAAAAACCAGAGGAATACACCAATGGCTTGACATAAACGGGCAGCACTATGACCTGGGACTATTTTTGAAGCGACACGTTATGGCCTGGGCGATTGTATAAAACCAGGAACGAAAAGAGCCAAGGAACGATCCCACCAAAACCCATGCGCCCACACAGGGTTAAAGGGGTACGGTTGAGCTTGGGATGCACGCAGAACAAGCGAAATGGTTGGCGGATACGAATTCCCGGAGGGCCAAACGCCGAGCAAAAGTACCACCTATATTTCTTTATTAAGGTTTTTCTTATTAAGCGTAAGTGAATGTTGGTTTTACCCCAGGTTTTTCGTTGTTCAAAAACGAATTGGACTGCGGATTTTGCATCGTTTCTGAACATCGTTTTCCAAAATGCGTTTTTCGAGCCGTTTTTTAAGAATTGAATGATTATTTTTGAGCCGTTTTTTAATGCGGCAAAGGAGCGTTTTTTAATGTATACGAATGGTTCCTACTTAGCAAAGCAGGTTATGCAGGTGCCGGAAGAGTTGATTTTGCGCAAGGACGTGTCGGAGTTACTGCCGGTTTACATGCTGATGTACGCAAAGTATTCGCCGTTTTACGATTTACGATTTTACAGTTATACGAGCCTGTCAGAGCTGGTCGAGCTGGCTGGAACGTTTGGGAAAGATTGCCAGCACCGCAGATACTACAACCGTGCGGCAGATGCAGTTGAGTTTTTAGAAGCATGTGGCGTGATTATGACAGAGGGGTACAACCGGGCAAAACCGACCAAACCGTTTAAGTATCGGTTCAAAGATCTGAACGAGGTGTTTGGCAAAGAAGACAAGGACGGAAAGTTTGGTTATGCTTCACTGACCTCAAACGAATATTTCTTGCTATTAAACAGAGTGGCTACTGCCTATTCTACAGGGCGTGGCACGAACAATTTGTACCGAATCTACTGTTACCTGCGGTTGCGGTACCGCCTGTGGCAGCGTACATACGGTAAGGAAAAGATGGGGTTTGTGGCAACGTGGGTAGGATATATTAAAGCGATTTCCAAAGAACTGCACTTGGCCGACAAGACCGTATCAAACGCCATCCGGGTTATGTACCAGTGTGGGCTGGTTATTCCGTACTACGGAGCGATTGAAAAGGGAAGCCTGGAATCTGACCGGCCGGAGATGATTTTGGCGCTACCGCTAATGTGTGGCGACAACATGGTGGAGAAAGTTGTGCGCGAAACAAAGAACCGGTACCGGCGCAAACCCAACCGAGCAGGCTCCAACTGGTACCCGGCAGGCCAGACATGCGGAACGGAGGACAAGCCAGAACCAGCAGAGGAGGTAATGCCAGAACCGGAACAGGAAACCTCACCAGAACCGCCGATGGAAGAGTTGTGCAACACCCAGTTTTGCGATGGGTGGGGAATGCCGCCTGACAATTACAGTGACCGGGGATTGTGTAAGGATGAAATATTCTGAGCAAAACGAACGTATATTGCCCACTTTACCTTTTCTACGAAAAAATGTTTTTTTGGAGGTATAAAACTTTGAACAAGAAAGAAGCTGAAACTTTGTTGATACTGACAAATTTTCTGCATGACCTGTGGCAGGGATTTAAGGCCATGGTGCTGGTTGGAAGCTGCATTGTGGTGATCCGGCTGGCGTTGCAGATGTTGGGCACTGTGGCCACAGTTGGAATTTTTGTGGCACTGCCGGTTTTGTACGCGCTGCTGTGGGCGGCACTTTCCCGTGAGGCGTTTGACAGCGGGCGGGTTAGTATTGAAAAGATTTACAACCTGGAAAAAGCCGAGGACAAAGAGAATGACCCGGATAACAAGGAGGACGAGTAATGTTCGCACCACCACTATATATTGTGCGAAAGTTGAACCTGACCTACATTATCAATCATGACTATAACATCCAGATCAGCCAGGAGGAGGAAGAGCGCTTTTATGTAAAGCAGGGTGATAACATGCTGTTCCGGCAGATCCGGCTGCTTACATACGAGAGCAACGAGTACAATCGGTTTGTTGTGTTTGTGGATTGCGTGGGTGGCCAGAACAAGAAGACGGCCATGAAGCGGTTGATCCAGCACGGGTTTAAGATTGGAAAGCAAGAGTTTGTGCTGAGTGAACGCAGCGCCAGTATGGTGCGGCAGGGCATCTTGAGCTTTGTGGACAGGCGGTTGGCCCACGACCTTGACGTGAGAATCACGATGGGAATACAGATCCAGGAAACAGTATTGAGTAAATTTTACGCTTACCGCGGCCTGATGTATTCCAGCTGCCACTGCATTGAGAACTGGTACCCGACCATTGTGGTGGTGCCGGATTGTTTTGTGACGATACCAAACCAGAACATTAAATATGTATATGACCGCAAGATCCAGTTCAAAGACCGCAAGACCGGGGCTGACCGCGAGTGGGTGCAGAAAGACATTGCAGAAACTACCCGCGACATTGAGATAAATGCCTTTGACGGCTGCGGGATTGCACACCCCAAGATTATGCAGGAGATACAGCGGCGGTTGGGCAGTGAGACGCCCGTGACCAGTGTGGTGTGGCGTATGCCGTACTTTAAGGGTGTACTGAACCAGATGGATTATGAAACGTTTTTTGCAGAACGCGGGGTACGGTTTATTAAAGACATTTGGGGCGTGGAACACGATGTCAGCCCAGGGGCTGAACCCAAGATTATTGCGTGTGAGAGCATGTACAAGGGGTACAAGTATTTTAAGAAGACCGGCACGATTGCGGACTGGGAGGAATACTGGTACCAGTTCAAGAAGAACAAGCACTGCATTGGCATTGCAAAGTGGCAGTTTGATATTGACACAGAACCGCTATACACCCGCGGCAACTACCAGATTTTGCAGGACCTGGATTTGCCGGTAGACGAGTTTGAGCATCTAGCAGATTATAGCATTGATTGGGTTGAAAAGATTGAGAACGGTGACCCGGTATACACCTACTGCTTTTTGGGCATGCTGGCTGACCGGCACAAACCGCTGAATAATTATTGCGCGGCGATTTTGAAGAACCCGGAGATGCTGAAAGAGGAGGGGGTGCGAAAGTACATAACCAATCTGCTTGGAAAATATAAGGACGACATGAAGTGCGGCAAGTTGTGGCTGCGCGGAAGCTTTAAGTTCTTAGTGCCTGACCTGATTATGCTGATGGAACACATTGCCGGCCTACCCTTGAAGGGAGCGCTGGAGGCGGATGAGTTTTACAGTTTTGACAGAACAGGAACAACGCTTGGCGAACGGCTGATTGAACGCAACCCGCACATTTGCAAGAGCGAGCATGTGATCCTGAAAGGCGTGACCAACCCGCTGCTGGAAAAATATTGCGGCCAGTTGGTGAACACGTTAATTGTTAATTGCAAGAGTATTACCCCGCAACGGCTTAACGGGGCCGACTACGATCAGGCGAGAAGCCTCTGTCGTACCGATTGGAAACGATCGGATATAAAACACAGTGAACATGAAAAATCATGGTGTGGTTAATACATATTTTTATGGAGCCATAGGAAATGATGGTTTGATTAACTGCTAACCGGGGACGTACTGCGAAGTATAATCCGGTGTTTGACCGTCTGCAAAATATAAAAGAAAAGGAGGTGAAGATGATGGTTGAATCTTTAGAAGGTGAAGTTTGGATGCCCGTTGTAGGGTATGAAGAACTTTACAGCGTAAGTAACCTGGGACGTGTAAAACGCAACGCAAGATCTTGGAGATCTGGGCGTAAAGGATGTCGTTTTAAGCATTTAGACGAGTCTCTTGTTGCTCAAAGAATGAATGCATATGGTTATAAAATCTGCACTCTTTGTAAAGATGGAGTGAAGAAAATAAAGCGTGTTCATGTTCTTGTGGCAATGGCTTTTATTGAAAATCCTATGGATAAACCTGTTGTGAACCATAAGGATGGAAACAAGTCCCACAACGATGTTTCAAATTTGGAATGGATGACAACCAAAGAAAATTGCATTCATAGTATTACCGTTTTACATAAAAAAGCTGGTGAACGAAAGTATACCGATGAAGAAATTTCTCAGATGGAACAAATGTATGCTGATGGTATGCGTCCATTTGAAATCGCCAACACGTTAAATATTCCGTGGCCGGATGCTTATGCTCACTCAAAATTTATTGCTGATAAGAGGGAACGTAAACAGAAGGAACAGCAAAACAAACTCGAACAAGACGGTCAAATCCACAGACTATCGAAAACCAACTTGTTAAGTTGAGTCAGTAGAGTACATGGCGGGTGAAAGTCCCGTTGTGGAAGCGCTGTGACCTAAACTACACTGCGGTGTGGCATGGATATGATATAGTCGAGAAAAACCTGAATACTTTGTCAATTAAGTACATCAGGTTTTTATGGGAGATCTTACATTGCTTCTTGACAGCCCTTTGATGATGAAGGGTGTGGACAGGAACGCAAAAATTGTAATTGACATTGAAGATAAAGTAACTGCGCTGGCGGAGAAGGACACGATCCAGAACCGCACGGCGTGCATTATGCGCAGCTTGAAGAGTTTGATTGGTGAGATTTCCAATTACGCGAGCTGCTACCACAACAAAACACCAAAAACCGAGAAGCAGAAAGAAACATACGCCCGGTATGTTGATCTGCTCTCCATAACCAACGGTAAAGCTATTGACTTCGCCAAAACCGGTGTGCTGTACCCGGTGCCGCGGCAGATTGCCAAGTATGGCAGACCTTTGCCGTATTTTATGAAATATGCAAGCCCGTACTACAAGCGGATGAAGCGCCTGAGCTGCGCCCACAGCAACATGAATAAGATGTGTTGGGTTATTGAAAAGTGGGCGGACGGGCTGCGCCACAAAAGGAGTGACGGGTTTGATTACACAATTATGATTGACGGGAAGGTGGGATTCAGCCAGGAGCATTTTGATGCGATTGAAAAAATCTACTTTGAGTTTAATAAAACGGTAGCCGAGCTGGCAGAGACTGAATACCACTGCCGTTACTTTGACCGGTTCAAAGATGAGCTGGAGGCTGAGGGCGTTACAAAGGAGTTTGCCGCCAACTTTGAGGTTGACTGGCAGCTGTACTATAACAAGTTCCGTGCCCGGTGCGCAGAGATTTGCCTTGACCCCAAAGAACTGGCCAACATTGTAGTGATGCTTTGCTACCAGAAATACCCCCGCCGCAGCAAGAAGTTTATGTGGGTGGTGGCCGGCACCGGCATTGTGGAGAACATCCAGCAGGTGAACATTTGCTTGCCGCAGCTGTGCGATGACGGTGAATATGAGTACCTGGGTAAGCGTTATGCCCTGGTGCCGGTTGGCAACGAACTGAACATTGAACCGATTGAAGGAGGAGAGGGGTAATGTATTACAGCTATTATTGCAATGAAAAGATGCTGCTGGATAACTTTGACGATTACAATGAAAGCCCGCGGCTGTTACGGCGGCTGTTGGCGCAGAGTGGGTATGAGCCAGATTTTTGTGCAGATATGCAGCTGGCCCATACAGACCCCAAGTACATAAGGCAGTATGACCGGTTGGACCTAATCCAGCAGTACAAGAAAAAACAGCTGAAGAAGTGCGGACTGCGGCAGGTTGATAAGATTTGCCTCTATGATAGCGACCTGACTTACATCCGGCTGGCGATCCGTACTTATGGGCTGACGCAGCGACAGGTAAAGGTTTTGCTTGGCGTGATTGTTATGTGCCGGCTGAATGGTAGTGATACGCTGGATCTGATGAACCGATACAGGATCAAACAGTTCTGCTCTTGCTTTGGGCGAGATGTGACGGCGATACACATTGATGGCGCGAACTGGTGGGACGGTTATGAAGCACCGGTGGAGCTGGATGTGCTGAGTGATAAGTGCGGCATATTGAACCGAATTACTTGCAAGCCGGGTCCGGGGCGGATTGGCTGTTTGTATGAGTACCCGTTTTATGATCACAAAAGCGAAGTTGTTTACTGCTGGGATGTGACGGCAGAGAACAACCGGTTGGATATGGATAATTTGTGCGCAGAGATTGGGCTGTTTGACAACCGGTACTGCGAAAAGTGTGGGGAAGAGATTGCGTGGAATGCCAAGGCGCACTACTGCAAAACCTGCGCGGAATTGGAGAAAAACGCCAAGACGTTGGCCCGCGTGACCCGTTACAGAAACAAAAATAATACCTTGTAACGCTTGAAGCTGAAAACCCCCTATATATGATTATAGAGGGTAGAGTGCCCCTGACCATTATGGCCGGGGGTTCTTTTTATTCTCAGATTCTTTTTTTATAAGGAGATTTTTGAAGATGATTGTTATTTCTAAGGAAGAAGCAAAAATGTTGCGCAAGAAGTTCCCCGGTGTACATATGGTTACGACCGTGAACAAGACAATGGTAGACGAGCTGCCGTATGTGCTGCAGGCTTTGCCCAACAACTATTTTGCGCAGGAAGCTTTGGCTGAGATGGAGCGTGACCAGCGCCGCACCGGAATTGTGAATACACGGGGTGACGTGAATGCTTGAACTGCACAAGCTTGCCAAGGAAACTGACAATGAATACATCTACCGCATTTGTGCTGCCAAGGACCAGATTGGCACCTGGGACGATGTGGCGGATGTGATCAATAAAGAGCTGGGCCAGGACAAGGATGAGTGCGTATACCGCAAGAACTGGAAGGCGTTCAACATTCTGGCGCACGCCAGTGAAACTAACCTGAGTGACGCCCAGCAGATTTTGGGCGAGATTAAAGAGCAGCGCCGCGAGCTGGAGAAAGAAAAGGTCAAGCTGCGGGACGAGCGCAATGAAGTGAGCCGCCTGATGCGGGTACAAGCCCGTGGAGAGAGCATGCGAGAGCTGATTGAACGGCGGTTCAGCGCTTATAAGCCGGAGACTTTTGAACACATTGGGGTAGTTAGTACAGAAGCACTGACGACCGATCTGATTGTTCACCTGACCGACCTGCATGCGGGGGTTAAGATTGAGAACCTTTACAATAGCTTTGACCAACAGGTACTGCGTGCCCGGCTGAAGCGTTATGCGGAAAAGGTGTATGTGATCCAACAGCGCCACAATGGCCAGAATTGTTTTTTGGTGCTGGGCGGAGACCTGGTAAACGGTGAGATCCACCTGAACAACCGGTTGGAAAACAACGAGAATGTAGTGGACCAGGTAATTAGCGCTGGGGAAGCCGTGAGTTGGTTTGTGGCTGAACTGAGCCGCATGTTTGAACATGTATACATTTATAGTGTGCCGGGCAACCATAGCCGGGTGTTCCCCGCCAAGGAAGATAACCAGCACGGTGAATACCTGGACAAGCTTGTGACTTATATTGTGGACGCACGCTGTGCGGCACTTGGCAATGTAGAAACCTACCAGAATACGATTGACGAGACGATTGCGGACTTTATGGTACGCGGCCGACTGGTGTATGCAGTGCATGGTGACAAAGACACACCGGGCAGCGTGGTACAGACCTTGACTATGATGACAGGTGATAAGCCTGACATTGTGCTGATGGGACACCGCCACACCAATGCCCTGACGACTGTATACGATACGAAAGTATACGAAAGCGGCTGTGTGGATGGCGCGGACAGTTACTGCATGGATAAGAGATTGCGAAATAAACCGGAGCAGAACGTGCTGGTGGTGAATGCTTACGGCGTTGACTGCTGTTATGATATTACGCTGGATTAGAGCGTGGGATTTTTTGATGAGAGGGGATGGTTGTTAGAGTGGGTGAGTATGAGAAGAAGCAGCCCGAATACTTTTGCAGTTATTCGGCGCGGCTTACGAATTTTTTGAAGGCGTTTGGTTTGAGCTATGAGAGCCGGCAGATAAACCCCATTACCCAGACAAGCTACTGTGTGTTTAAGCGCAGCCAGAAATTGATGGATGTGGTGGAGTTTTGGAACGAGTGCCGGAACAACTTCCGTGATTATGATGAGAACGGGAACCGCGCCGATAAGGCGGGTGACTGAACATGGCCGGAAGACCGAAAGGCTCTAAAAATAAAGCTACAATTTTACGAGAAAACGCAGAAGCGCAGGCCAAGATCCGCCGCATGATGGCAGAGGACGATGGGCCTGCGTATTTTGTTTGCGCCTGTTGCGGCAAGCGGTTTATGCACCAGAAGGATAATTTTTCCCCTGCGCAGAGCGAGCTGTGGCGAGGGAATAACCATTACTTCCCGGTATGCAAAAGCTGCATGGACAAGCTGGTTGACCATTACACCCAGGCGCTGGGCAATGAGGATGAGGCCATGAAGCGGGTGTGCATGCTGTTTGACATTTATTACAGCGAGGGCCTGCTGAAAAGCACGGCAAAGCACGCCCCGAACACAAGCCGGATGACAGCTTGGATCAGACATTGCAACATGACCCAGAACCATGGCAAGACCTTTGATACCTACCTGGAAGAAATTAACGGGCGGGTGATCAATGATGTAAGCGATATCAGCGAGACACGACCAAACGGCGGCAAGGTAAGCCAGCGTATGGTTGGGTTTTGGGGGCCAGGGTTCAACGAGGCCGAGTATGTGCGGCTTGACAATGAGTACAAGGACTGGATTACCCGGTATGAGTGCTCCACAAAGGCGCAGGAAGAATTGTTCAAAGCAATCAGTATGGCGCAGATTATGCTGACAAAGGCATACCAGACGGGTGACACCAAGAAGGTAAAAGAGGCCAGCGATACTTTGCAGAACCTGCTGGGTAGCGCCAATATTAAGCCGAACCAGACGAACGATAATGCGCTGGCAGAGGCAAATACCTTTGGCACTTTGATTAAAAAGTGGGAAGACAAAAAGCCGATCCCGGAAGCTGCGCCTGAATGGAAAGACGTGGATGGGATTGGTAAATATTTCCGCACTTGGGTGACAGGGCCAATGATGGAACTGTTCAAGATCAAGAACCCGTGGCAGAAAGAATACGAGGAAGGCATGGCACCTTATACAGCGCACCGACCTGAATACACCGGCGGAGAAGAGGAAGAGAACGAGAGTATCCGCAACGCCATTTTTGGCACCCCAGGAGAGTGAGGTGGTGCCTGAATGGTGAAGAAAACTGCAAGAGAGGTTACGGAAGATAAGACAAGCCGGATCATGAATGCCGTGGCGCTGTGGGCCAGCTTTTACCGGGCAAACCCGCAGAGGTTTTGCAAGGATTATTTGAACGTAAACCTGAAGATGTTCCAACAGATTTTGATTTATTGCATGGCGCTATGCACAAATTTTTGTTTTATAGCGGCGCGTGGTCAACACTAGGCCCCCAGGTTGGGAAACCAGCTTGAGAGAACCGGACAAAATCGGTAGAGGCTGTAAAATGCTAATACCGAGATAACCTACCTTTTTAATAGAAGGAGGTATTGTAACGCATAGGCAGTGAACCTGTTACTGACAGAATATAACCCGCCCACGAGTGCCCGGCACCCTTAGAGGGTGAAAATGTATGCTGAACTTATGGGAAACCATAAGAACTGCCGGATAAAAAGCCGGTAGGATAACATTATTGCTAGGCAAGACGTTCCTATGTGCAATTTTCTGCTGTTGGAAAGCGATCTTGTACCCAGGCAGCCTGATTGTGATTGCGAGCAAAACGCGAAACCAGGGCAGCTTGGTACTGAAAAAGATTGAGCAGGAGTTGGTGCCGCGAAGCCCATTACTGCGCAGTGAGATAAAAGATATAACGATAAACCAGAGTGTGGCGAAGATAACCTTCCGCAACGACAGTGTGATTGAGGTTGTGACCGCCGCAGATACTGCCCGTGGCGGCCGTGCGAGTTTGCTAATCATTGACGAGTACCGCATGGTTGACAAGGAAGTGCTGGATCTGGTTTTGAAGAAGTTTTTGAACTATATCCGCCACCCCGGCTACATGGATAATCCCAAGTATGCCCACCTGGCGGAACGCAACCAGCAGATGTACCTAAGCTCTGCATGGTTTGAACAGCACTGGTCATGGGATTTGTGCAAAGATTACTTTGTGAACATGTTTGACACCACGAAAAATTACTATTGTTTCCGATTCCCGTACCAGATGAGTATTAAGGAAAACCTGCTGCTAAAGAGCCAGGTAGAAGACGAGATGACAGAATCGACGTTTTCTGACATACGGTTCCGCATGGAGAACGAGGCACTGTTTATTGGTACGACAGATGGCGGGCTATTTAGCTTTGACGATATTAACAAGCAGCGCAAGATCATAAAAGCGTTCTATGCGCCAAACATGATTTTGAACAATAAGGCGGCTTGCCAGTTGCCGGCCAAGAAGACCGGTGAGAAGCGAATTTTAACCGTTGATATTGCCCTGATGAGTTCTAAGCGCCGCGACAATGACGCCACCAGCATCTTTTTGAACAGTTTGGTGCCGGACAGTACAGGCAAGTGTACCAGCAACATGGTGTACACCGAAAACTGCGAGGGTATTATTACGCAGGATTTGGTGCTGAAGCTACGCCGCTACTTTAAGTATTTTGAGTGTGACTACATTGGCATTGACGCAAAGGGTCTTGGTGCCCCCATTATGGATCTGCTGATGCACGAGTGCTATGACCCGGAGACGGGCGAGACATACCCACCGCTGAACTGCTGCAATAACCCGGATTTCCAGGAGCGGTGCCCCGACAAGACGGCACCCAAGGTGATTTGGGCGATCATGGGTAGCAGCCAGTTTAATAACGATGTGACAATTGCGTTGCGAAGCGGAATCCAACAAGGGAGAATCCGGTTTTTGGAATCCGAATATGACTGCGAAGAGATTTTGCGGGCGAACATTAAAGGTTACGACAAACTTTCACCCATGGAGAAGATGGCGCTACAGATGCCGTACATCAATACCGGATTGGCTGTAAATGAGCTGGTGAACCTGGAATATGAAGCAACGAATAATTTGATCCGTGTGCATGAGAAGCCCGGCGCACGCAAGGACCGTTACAGCAGCCTGAGCTACAACTATTACATTGCGCTGCAGGTTGAACGCATGATGAGTAAAAACTTTATGCGCAATAAGAAGATTGAAATAAACTTTAGAGCGCCCAGACTGCGGCATTAAGGAGGCGGCTATATGGAAGAAATACAGCAGAAAAAGGTCGCCATGATCAGCCCGGACGGCAAGAAAAGCTTTGTGCCATTGACGGAATTTATGAGTAAGGTGCGATATGCGAACCTGGCAAACGTGAAGATCCGCGACCTGGAAAATAACCGCGACTACAACCCTACTTATAAAAAGTACACCAAGAGCCAGATTGTTACCTATTTGGCGAACCCGGCCAACTATGAAGTGCAACTGCGGCAGATGAGCCAATACTTGTTCAATATTTCGAACTATTACAGACGGCTGATCCAGTATTTTGCCAACATGAGCACATTCAGTTACATTGTGGTGCCGTATGGCGTTGATTATTCCAAGAATGTGAACCTGCAAAAGTTCAAAAAAGGTTACTATGCGGTGACGGCACAGTTGGAAAAGATGAACCTGCGGCACGAGTTCAGCCGGGCATTGGTGGTGGCGTTCCGTGATGATGTGTATTACGGATACGCATGGGAAACGAACGACAGCTACACATTCCAGCAGCTGGATGCAGACTATTGCAAGATCAGCAGCATTGAGGATGGTGTATACAACTTTGCGTTCAATTTTTCTTACTTTGATTCCCACAATGAGCGATTGCCAAATTTTCCGCCGGAATTTACCACGATGTACAGTGCGTACCAGAAGGATTCCGGCTTGAAGTGGCAGGAGCTGTCAAGTGAGAATTCTATTTGTTTGAAAGTAAACGAGCAGACGTATGTGCCGATCCCGCCGTTTGTGAGCCTGTTCAGCGCACTGGCGGATATTGAAGACTACCGGGCGATCAGTAAGGATGCCAGCGAAGTGAATAATTACAAGGCGTTGGCGCTGGAGATTCCGGTGGGGGATGACGGTACATTTTTGATTGACTACGACCTGTGCAAAGAGTTTTACGACATGCTGTGCAACGTGCTGCCGGAGAACATTGGCGCGATTATGAGTCCGATGAAGATCAGCAGCTGGGACTTTGAAAAAAGTGGAGCTGTGAGCGGCAGTGACGATGTGGCAAAAGCCGAAAATTCGATGTGGAAGCAGGCGGGTGTAAACAACATCTTGTTTGGTGGCGGTGAAGACCCCAGCAGTTCGACGCTGAGCCTTTCTACCGTGAATGACCAGATGATTGTGTTTGCGATGATGCGGCAGATTGAACGCTGGATCAACCGTAAATTAAAGAGTGTTTCGACGGCAGTTAAGTTTAAGGTAAATATTTTAGATGTGACGTATTTTAACCGACAGGAAGTGCATGACCGCCTTGTAAAAGATGGCCAGTACGGAATGCCGGTGCGCAGTGCCATTATGGCGACAAGCGGATACAGCCCAAGTGATGTGGAGAACATGCAGTACCTGGAAAACACGGTATTGAACCTGTCGGCCAATGAGGTGCCGCTGATAAGCTCCAACACGCAGAGCGCTGCTGACAGTAATGCCGCGACAGATGAAGGCGGACGCCCCACCAATACAAGTGAGGGTAAGGCGCTGACAGACGCAGGCGAGAACAGCAGCGAGGAAGACCTGGCGACAGGAGGCTGATTATTCGATGAAGCGTGAAGTTAAGGTGCGCGGCCGTGACGTGGTACTATATTTGCTGCGCCAGAAAAAGAAACTGGTGCGGGAAGAGCGCGATAGTGGCGGCCATACAGTATATATTTTTGAACTTGACGACGATGATTTGAAGGCTGTGCAGGAGTTTGCCGCACAGCAGAAAAAACGAAATTACTTTTGAGAGACCGCTATGCAAGCGGCCTTTTTTAGTTTACGGGGTGATTGGATGTGAGTGAGCGGTTGAACCGCCTGCCAATTACCTTTGAAAAAACCGGAGAAGTGATGGGTAAAGATACGCGTTTTATTAACGTGACGATTGATGTGCTGCATACTGGCGGCAACCTGAACGGATCGCGGTTTGAAAAAGAGGTAGTTGACCGGGCAGCAAAGAGTATTGCGAATACCCCGATCCTTGGATACATTGAGCAAAATGACGATGATGAGCTTGATTTTAAGGGCCACGAACATGAGCTGATTGTGGACGAGGACGGGATTCGATATGTATATGCCGGCAGCGCTTACGGTGTGATACCGGAGAGCTGCAACCCGCGCTGGGTAAGCCGGGATGACGGCACAGGAAAAACACGGGAATATTTGCGCGTTGACGGGTTGCTGTGGACCAAGTTTGACGATTCCTGTGGGATTTTTGAGCGGGATGTGGTGAAAGGGCAGAGCATGGAGATCACCAACATGGAAGGCTATGTAGATAAAGACGGCTACTATGTTGTGCAGAATTTTGATTTTGATGGCTGTTGCGTGCTTTCCACCACTGACCCGCAAATCCGACCAGCAATGACGGGCAGCACAGTTACGGCGAATTTTACCGCCGCGACGATTGCGAGCCAGGTTAAAGATATGCTGGCGGAATACACAGCTTTACAGAGATCTGAATCCTCCAAGGAGGCTCAGATAGATAATTTTGCGAAAGGAGACGATTGCTTGAAAGAAAAAGAAGAAATTCTGGCTTCTTACGGCATTGACGCTTCTACGCTGGAGTTCTCTTTGGAGGAAATTACCATTGAGGAACTGAAAGCGAAGTGTGAAGAGATGGCTGCGGCAAAATCTGCCGAGCCGGAAGAGCCGCAGGGTGAACCGGAAAGTGAGCCGGCCGCAGAGCCTGTTGTTGAACCTGCAGAACCCGAAACCCCGGCAGAACCGGAAGGCGGCGAACCTGCTGCGGATTACAGCCTGAACCTGTGCGACAAGCTGAACGAAGTAAACGAGGCCATTAGCGCTGAAACCATGATTGACCCGTGGGGCTATGAAGTGAGCCGCTATTGGCTGCAGGATGTGCAGGATGACCTTGCCGTTGTGATGGATTGCCAGGATTGGAAGATCTACAGCTTTGCCTTTACCATGGATGGCGACAACGTAAAAGTTGATTTTGCCAGCAAGAAACGCATGAAGGTAAAGTACGAAGCCTGGGATGAAGGCAGTGCCGATATGGGCGTGCCCGCGCTGTACAGCACCATGGGCGACAAGGCCAAAGAGCAGACCGAAAAACTGGAGGCTGCCAACAAGCAGTACAGCGAACTGAAAGCAGAGTATGACGAGATGAAGCCGAAATATGATGCTTACGTTGCGGCCGAGGCTGCTGCTGCTAAAGAAGAAGAGAGCGCTAAACGCGAACAGCTGTTTGCCGTTATGGATCAGAAGCTGGATGGCGATGCTGATTATGCAAAGCTGCGAGATAACAAGACGATGGAGTTTACCGTTTTGGAAGATGCTTGCTACAAGCTGTTGGGCAAGAAGGCCGCTGAGTTCAGTTATGTTCCGCCCAAAGAAAAGAAGGGCGAGGTAAACAAGGTACGGTTTGGCGTGAATGGCACCCAAAAAACAGAGAAGCGCTATGGCGACCTGTTCGAACGTTACCTGCATACAAAAGAGTAAAAAAAAGGAGTTACATATTATGGCTAACATTAAACATGCTGTTGTTGGCACCGATATGCTGGTTGGTTCCAGCAACGCTGCCTACCTGAAGAGTGTTGTTTTTTACAAGGATGGCAGCCCTGCCGCCATTGATAATGGCAACATTGTTGTGATTGGTGATGCGATCGGCCCCGAAACCTACAAGGCTGAAGCACCTGCTGCTGATTCCAAGCGCTCCCTGCTGGCCCTGGTTGCCGGCGTTGAGCTGTTTTATGATGAGACCCGCACCCATTACCTGACCGAGTGGGAGAACGAAGCTGGCAAGCCTGTTCGCGTTTACCTGCTGGTTGCCGGTGCTGATTCTTTCCGCGTTACTGCTGAAGCTTTTGACGGTACCCCCGAAAAGGGTAAGTTTGTTGCCTTTGCTGCTGGTTCTACCAAGCTGAAAATTGAGGCTGATGCTTCTGCTGACAATGTTTTTGGTGTGATCAAGCGCGATCCTGTGAAGGTTGGCTTTGGCGACGGCCAGTATACCTATTACATCGTTGACGTGATCGCCTGATTTTTGTATCAGCGAGTTAGTTATAACTAATTACTGGTGTGGCCTATGGCTGCACCTATCTTTATATGTAAAGGAGTATTAACATGGATGAGAAACTGATTAAGCTGGCCGTTGATGGCTACCATGGCCACCTGGGCGAATACAGCGTGAAAGACAGCCAGGAAGTTCTGCGCCAGGCCATGATTGAGGCTAATAATGGCAAGACCAGCATGAGCTACAAGGATATCCGCGACGGTAAGTGCAGCAACCTGTTTGCTATTACCGAAGTTCTGATTGAAAAGGTCAGTGAAGAGGGCCTGAAGGGTGACGAGTTCTTTACCAATTTTATTGAGGACCGCAATACCGCTCTGGGCGATACCAACATTTTCCATACCACCAAGCCGTGCCTGCTGACTGTTGCCGACATTGCTGAAGGCACCCAGGGCGTTCGCCGTCAGCGTCTGGAAGCCGGCCAGGACATTACCGTGAATACCCAGCTGCGTGCTGTGAAGGTTTACGAGGAAATGAACCGTGTGATGGCTGGCCGCATTGACTTTAATGACCTGGTTGACACTGTTGGCCGCAGCTTTACCCAGTATGATCTGGACAGCGCTTATCTGGCATGGACCAGCATGTTTACCAAGCTTGACCCCGTTTATACCCAGAGCGGTTCTTACAATGAGGACAAGCTGCTTGACCTGATTGAGCACATTGAAGCTTCTACCGGAGACACTGCTACTATCGTTGGTACCCGCAAGGCACTGCGCAAGATTACCACTGCTACCATGGGCGAGCAGGCCAAGAGTGACCTGTACAGCATGGGCTACCTGGGCCACATTGCCGGCACCCCGATGATTGCGATGAAGCAGCGCCACAAGATCGGCTCCACTGAGTTTATTCTGCCTGACGACACTGTTTACATTTTTGCCGGCGACACCAAGCCCGTGAAGCGCGTTACCGAGGGTGAAGTTACCATGCTGATGGGCGACCCGATGAACAAGACCGACCTGACCCAGGAATTCCTGATGACCAAGCGTACCGGTATTTCCATTATTCTGGACCGCGACTTTGGCAGCTACAAGTTTGCCTGATAAGGTTTTGAGCTGAACGATACCCCTGCCGCAAGGCGGGGTTCTTTTTTATATAAGGAATATTTTGGAGGTATGTTTTGGCAACTGCGAAGATTACCAATGAGACCATGGTGGAATGCAAGAACGGCACCCATGGCAACTTGTTTTATGCTTCGACCCGCAACCCCGGCTACACCGTTGAGTGGACCGAGTTTGGCGAGGTGCAGGAGATGGACTACGCCGAGCTGCTTGTAATGCGTGGCAGCCAGCCGCGGTTTTTCCGTGATAACTGGATTTTGATTGAGGACGCCAACGTATTGCGCAAGCTGGGTGTGGAACGTTACTACAAGAATGCGCTGACCACGGAGAACTTTGACGAGGTATTTAAGTGGACCCCGGATGAGATCCGCGAGAAGGTGCCCAAGATGAGCGAGGGGATGCGCGACAGCATCCGTATCCGCGCAAAGGAGATGCTGAAAGCAGACCAGCTGGACAGCCGTGCCATGATTAAAGCATTGAACGATGTGCTGGATTGCGATTTGGAAGAATCCGTTGCGTTGGAGGCACCCAAGAAACCCAGAACCCGCAAGAGCGGCGTTGAGATTGTGACGATCGGCGGAACTGAAGAATAATGAGAGGGATGGTGCGGGCCAATGGGCACAAGATACGAGGAAGTTTATGAGCGTTACCGTGGCCAAGTCCGCAACTATGAGTTCCTGGACTACGATGCGGTGACAAGAGAAGCAATGCAGCTGGATCTTTTGAAGATGGCGATTAGCGATTTTGAGGATGTGTGCAAACAGGACCTGAATGATAGGGAAGATGACCTGTTGGAGTTCAACATTACGCTGACGAACCGCGAGAAGGATATTTTGGCACTGGGCATGATTGTGCATTTTGTGCGCCAGTATGTTTATAACACAGACGCATTGCAGAACGGATTGAGCACAAAGGATTTTACGTTGTTTTCGCCAGCCAACCTGTTGGAGAAGATGACGACCCTGCTGACCACGACAGAGCGGCAGCAGATGAAGGAGATTAACCTGTACTCTTTCCGCAATGGGGAAATTTCGAGTTTGACTGAGTGAGGTGGTAGCGTATGAACTATGAGACATATGCTGCTATGCTTGGCAGGCACGGAAGTACGCGGCGTGACCGGATGGTTGAAAAGAGCAAACGGGACACGCTGAGGATGGGACCTGACTCCCCTGCCTATAAAGAGGTAGAGATTGAGGGGGTACCCCACCACATGATGATTATTAGCAGCACGGTGACAAACCAGAAGATTATACGCACCATGCCGGGCGACAACTTTGAGATTGGGAAAATTATGCTGTTTAGTAAAAGCCATTGGCTGATTACAGAGCGCGATGCGGACGATGAAATAACTGTGCGCGGCAAAATCGAGCTGTGTAACCGGAGCATCCAGTGGCAAAACCATGAGACCGGGGAAATTATTACCCGGTGGGCGGTTGTGGACAAGCCGTATTTTTCCAACCTGAACGAAGATGTATACATGACCATTTCCAGCCGCGAATTCCAGGTGAAAATACCGTATGATGAGGAATCGGCTTTGCTGGATGTGGGGAAACGCCTGATGATGGAGCAGATCAATGGCAAGCCTAAAACTTACCGTGTGACCTGTGTGGATGCTATGACGGAACGCTATGACTGGAATGACGCCCAGACGGGATTTTTGGTTTTGAACCTTGAACAGGATCAACATGTGGAAGAACAGGATAACGCCGAAAAGATGCTGTGTGATTACCAGGAGGTAAAGCAAACACCGGAGGACGGCGAAGTGATTATTAAATACGCGGGCGAACCTAAAGTGCGCATTTGCGGGCGCGGCAAGATTTTTAAGGCCACGATTGATGGTAAGCCGCTGCCGGGATGCACCTGGAGCCTGAGCGTTGATGATAAAACACTTGAAACAAAGGTATACCTTGCCAACAGTGTGCAGTGGAACCGGGTGACTGGGGACAGCTGCCGGGTATGCGCAGAGGATAATGCCGCGCTGAATGGAGCCACCGTGAAACTGACGGTTGTGGCACCGGACGGCAAGAGCACAGACAGCATTGCAGTGAAGGTGGTGGACGTATGAACCTGAGTGAGCTGGGAGAATACAAACACAAAGTAGCTGCCCTGCTGGCACAGGACGACACCATTATTAACCTGCTGCTTGGCCCCGTGGACGATGATACTGACACGGACGAGATGCTACTGGGCGATAAGAGCATTAGTACCGGACATATTTACGAGTTTGAGTATGTGCCGGAGATCAATGAAACGGCGGACACCTACCTGTGCATGGAAACCGTGGTGGCTAAGGCACCGAGCGATACGGCATACAGAGTGTACCTGTACATTTTTGCCTATTGCAATAAGAAGGTAATGAAGAGTTACCGACACCCCGGCGTGCTGGGGACGAAGGCCGATGTGTTGGCCACGAACGTTGACCGTTTACTGAACGGCAGCGAAGATTTTGGAATTGGGAAGGTACGGTTACTGAACAATGATGTATACAAGCCGAATAATAATTATTACGGCCGCTGCATTACATACGAAGTGATGGCGTTCAACCGCAAGATGGGTGGCGCAAAGTGAAAGTACCGTACTATGAACTGCTGAATCCCGAAGGTTTTATGGTGAAAAATGTGGGCAGAGTACACTCGCCACGACTGAGCGACATTAACAAGCGCGGCTATATGAGCTATCAGTTTGCGCTAAGTACCTTGCTGCTGACGCCACAGGCGATGTTTGAAGACATTGCCAAGGTAACAGGGCAGGAGAACCCGTATGAAGCTTTGAGCGATGAGGAAAAAGCTACCATTAACACCTTTGATTTATTGAGTATGAGCAAAGAAAGCCAGGCGGAGATGATTGCCGCACTGGCCTTTTTTATTGATGCGCCGCTTGAATATGATGAAGCGCACCATGCTGTGCTGGTGAATAAAACCGAGGTGGACGATAAGATCCTGATTGATGGTTCCATAACGCGAGATAACTGGGCAGAGATTTGCGACATTTGCCTGCAAACCGCGTACATAGACCAGAAGCGGGAGGAAAACTTGAAGTTCAAAAATGAGGCTGCCCGCAAGTTTTATGAACGATTCCAAAAGAAAAAGGCTGAATATGAAAAATCGAAACGAAAAGGGTATAAGAGTAACCCTGATTTGGAGCTGGGGAACATCATCTCTGCGCTGGCGACAAACCATAACAGCCTGAATTATACGAACATTTATGATTTGACGGTGTACCAGGTGCATGACACTTTTAACCGTCAGAATATAAAAAAACAAAATGAGATCCATGACATGAACTATGCCGTATGGGGTGGCGAGAACGACCTTGGCGGATGGTACAAACGCATGGAAACTGATAAACAATAACGGAGGAATAAGATATGGCTGTAAATCCGAATATGGCGAACCGTGAAGTTGCTGATCTGGTTCTGCTTGATTACAAGACCAAGAAAGTTTTTCTGCCCATTGATTTTGCCAACGTGACTACCACTGACTTTACCGCAAACCGCGTGTTTGCAAAGGGCGGCCAGGGCGCACCGAACCGTGTTGGCTTTGATGGCGAGCGTGCAGGCACCCTGAAGGTTGATACCCAGATCATGCCTGTTAAGCTGTTTGCCCTGCTGAGTGGCCAGGACATTGGCAAGGTTGCAAAGATTATGAAGCGCGAGGTACTGACCGCCACCACTGACGGCATTGAGCTGAGTGAGACCCCGAAGGCCGGCACTGTGCAGGTTTTTGCTGTTTCTGACGACGCTGGTACTGAGATCAGCGATCTTACCACCAATGAGAAGAAGGTTACTGGTGCTGGCCTGCAGGACGGCAAGAACTATGTTGCCTACTACTTCTACGACAAGAATGATGGTGTTCAGACTGTCAAGTTTGATTCTGACACATTCCCGCGTGCCTTTGAGATCCACGGTATGATGCCGTTCAAGACCGAGGACGACGAGATTGTGCAGTGCGAGCTGGTTTACTACAAGGCTCAGCCGCAGGCAAGTTTCAGCTTGGCTTTCCAGAACACTGGTGATCCGACCACTGTTTCTATCACCTTTGACTGCATGGCCAACCAGGACGGCGACATTTACGATATGAACTTTATGGAGTGATCAACGCAAATTCCTACCTTATTATATAGGTTTGAATTGTCAATAACCCATAACTAAAGTCGCGGGTTTGCTCCGGTAAGCCTGTACTTTAGAAGTGTCCGCAAGGATATGTTGACTACCCTATGCGCATTAAGTTGCGCCCCGTTATAAGCGAATAGATAGTTACCGCATAGTGTAAATCCTAGCCGTGCGCTCTAAGACAACACATCACGTAAAGTCGAGGCAAAGCCGACAGGTGTGGCTGTATTAAACCGTTTATAACCTTGGGGAAGGATTCTTACCCTCTTCGGAGGAGTGAGCAGCTTCTTTTTAGCTGCAATTTTATCGAAAGGAGCATGGCATCATGCAATATGTGTATGTACTCAGCAAACACGGCGAGCCCTTGATGCCGTGCTCGCCCGAAAAGGCTCGCCTGCTATTAAAACGGCAAAAAGCATGTGTTGTAAAGCGCACACCGTTTACAATCAAGCTTCTGTACGGAAGTGCAGGGTACAAACAACCTATCACTTTGGGTGTTGACGCAGGTAGTAAGCATGTTGGTTTGTCTGCATCTACTGAGACGCGTGAACTCTACCGTGAGGAGTTTTCTCCTCGCAATGATGTGGTAAAACTACTTTCTACGCGCAGGCAGAATCGTCGCTCAAGACGTTACCGCAAGACCCGTTACCGCGCACCGAGATTTGATAATCGCGTCCATAGCAAGCATAAAGGCTGGCTGGCACCTTCGGTTGAGGTGAAAATTCAAGAGCATATTACCGTCATTAAGCATATCTGCAAAATTTTGCCTATCACTCTTGTAAGGGTAGAAACAGCAGAATTTGACACACAGCGCTTGAAGGCAATGCTTGCTGGAAAGCCTCTTCCTGTAGGAACAGACTATCAGCTTGGCGAGATGTACAACGAATACAATGTTCGCCAGTATGTCTTGAAGCGTGACCATTACTCTTGTCAATATTGTGGTGCTCATACCACTGCCGAGAAAATGGTCAAGCTACATGTACATCATCTCGAAAGCCGTAAGACTGGCGGCAACGCTCCAAGCAACCTTATTACTTTGTGTACCACATGCCACGAGAACCTTCACAAAGGGAAGGTGACGCTCGATGGTAGAGAACGCGGCAAACCTCTTCGTGATGCTGCTTTTATGGGTATTATGCGCAAAACCTTAATGGTCCGTTTGAAAGAGGAGCTGCCTGTCCCTGTTCAGGAAACTTATGGTTATATCACTAAAATGCGTCGTGAGCAAAACGACATCAAGAAGAGTCATGTAAACGATGCTCGTTGTATTAGCAAGCATCCGTTGGCTGAGCCTTGCAGCATATGCTACCGAACAAAAGCAATTAGGCACCATAATCGGCAAACCCATAAAGTAAACTTCTCAAAAGGTGGCTACCGGAAAAGAAGTCAGACACCTTATATCGTTGAAGGCTACCGCTTGTGGGATAAGGTCCTTTATAAAGGACAAGAGTGCTTTATATCCGGTCGTCGCTCTTCGGGGAGCTTTGCACTTAAAAAGCTGGATGGTACTGTCGTTATAAACAGTATTACATTCAAAAAGTTGCGGCTTTTAGAACCCGCAACAAACTATTTAATCGAAAGAATGTGAACGGGCAATTCCTCCCACGGCTAAAGCCGTGGGTTTCTTTGCTCTGTATTTTGTGATGTTTGATCCGTGGGGGAGCGAAAAGCTCCTCCATTTTTAGAACACGAAAGGAGTGGCGTGCATGGAAGACAAGAATACCGGCGGTTTTACCGATGTGAAGATTGAACCTGTTGAAATTGCTGCCCCGCCCAAAGTGCCCCTGAAGCGTCAGGTGCGCCCGCTGAAGGGCGTGGTTGTATACTACAGCAAAGAACGCGGCTACATGGGTTTTGAATGTGATGGGCACGGCTACCAGATGCCGGTGAAAGACGGCTATGCCGTTGGCGATGTGGTTAAGTTCAAGATTGCAGACGGGAAGATTGAGCTGTGCAAGTAAGCGGACGAAGTAAGTATAATGTGAGCCGCGACAAGAGCAAACGCACCTATGACGGGATTGTGTTTGACTCTGAACTTGAGATGAAATATTACCGGGATGTTGTGCTGCCGGGGGTTGCCAGCGGAGAGATTGTGGACTATCAGCTGCAGAAACCCTATGAGCTACAGCCAAAGTACCGCAAGGAACGTGGGGGAAGAATGGAGACGGTGCGAGCCATTAACTATGTGGCTGATTTTTGGTTGAAGTATAAAGACGGCACGACAGAAGTAATTGACACCAAGGGGTGCCCGGATACTGTGGCACTGATGAAGCGGAAGATGTTTGATTACCTGTACCCGGATGAGCATTTGCGCTGGATTGTGTACCGTAAACGGCGTGGTGGGTGGATTGATTACGACACGCTGTAAACTGTGATTATGCCAGGAAACGACAGAAAAGTTTGTTGAGCATGACAAAATTAAGGCATGGTATAATACCTTCATGAAGGAGGTGTTTACCAATGCCGCAGGAAAAGCCGAAGACATCAACCGAGTGCAACTATAAAGGCAAGGCCGAGAAACCAAAGTCGAAACCGGATGGAGAACAACGGTTGAAACAAAAAGGAATAAGCAAGTGAGTTTTGTAGAACTATTGCAAGGAGTCCCGGATATTTTATCTTATTTTATTCCGGGAGCAGTGTTGATGAAAGTTTACAGCCACTTTTATTTGAAGAGCTATGAACATTCAACATTGATTTTTTGGAGCTTATTCTGGAGTTACATCATTAAAATTGCAACTGATAGTGTGTACGTCTTTAACAGCCCGGAAAGATACTTGGTTTACATGGCCGTTGGGTTGGTGGTGCCGTTCTTTATTTATTGGTTCGGGCATGACTTGGCTAACTGGTTTTTGGATAAGACGACCCACACAAGCATTGCCGATAACATTTGGTATGCAACGATTGATTTTGCCACAAATACATTAGTAAGTGTATACCTGAATGATGGCCGGCAGTATCTTGGGATTTGCATTGAAGCCGGCGCTGAGTGGATTACATTGAAAAATTACAGCCAATTTGAGCTGAAAGGCGATAATGATTTTAATTTTTTTGATGGACCACATACAGATGGCCTGCTGAATATCCCAGTAAAAGAAATCAAGTATTTTGAGACGCAATACGAAGACAGCAACTCCAAGGTTAAGCGCAAGTATATTTTAACCGAATAGAACATGAACACGGCTCCGCCTGAAAAGGGCGGGGCTTTTTTATTTTGTGAGGTATTTTTTATGGAAATTAAGAAGAACATCCGTGTGGGCGACAGAATCCGATTTGTGGATTTTGTTTGCGACATGTGCGAGAAGGACGGCAAGCAGTATTACGCGCTGTTTGATTATGCTTGGCGCATTACGGTGATTACCTTTTTTGCCCCGGAAGCGGAGCTGGACAAGATGGATACAGATGAGATGTGCGACTTTGTTTACAGCCGACAGGGCATTGAGATTGTGGAAGATCCGGACATTGCGGTGGTTACAGCGGGACTTTATGAGGCATGTGAAGCCGAGATGAAAGACCGGAAAGAAAAATACATGAAGGTATTTGATGCGATCAACCACCCGGACCCGCTTGACCGGATTGCAGACGCCTTTGCAGAAATTGCAGGGAATTTGAGCCAGCTGGGAGACCAGGAATTTTTGGCTGATCTGGTAAAGAAAGTGCGCGAAGGAGAGCAGCCCGCAAAGAAGCCTCCCGTGAAGATTGAGGTTGTGAACGGCAAGGAGAGTTAAATGGCCAAGACGGTAAGCACACAGAAAGGGCTGGAACTGGAACTGCAGCGGCGAATTAACCTGGCACTGAATGGCGGGGCGAAAACGGCTGTGGAGAATTGTTTGAAGAAGCATATCCAGGAAGATGTACTGGATGTATACCAGCCGAAAGTATATGAGCGCCGCGGCCAGGGCGAAGGGGCATTGGAAGCCGACAGCAGCGTGGTGAGCAGCGTGAGAGAACATGTGCTTACGGTAAAGGATATTGGTGTGCCGAATGAATCAGCCGTTGGTGGGCAGTACAAAACCGGCACCAATACACCGCTTGCTGAGATGGTGGAGAAAGGCGATGTGAAAAACATTTGGGGTTCGCCACCTGATGCGGCCTATTTGCACCCGCGCCCGTTTGTGGCAAACACGGCAAAAGAAATCGCAGATGGGAACAGCGCCGTACATGGAGAGATTGTGAAAGCCATAAAAGAGCAGTTCCCTGATAACTAACGCGACGAGAGCTTCGGCTCTTGTCTTGAGCGGCTGATTTGAAAAGAATCGGCCTTTGAAGGCTTGAGCCGAACCGTAAGGGGGAAAGTATATGGCGGAAGATTTAAGTATTAAGGTAAAAGTGGAACCTGACGGCGGTGGTGTGCAGGGGAAACTGGATGAGATTGCGAAAAAGAATAAACTGAAGGTTAAAGCGGAACTGGCCAATGAGAGTGAACTGGCAAATAAGATTAAAAACCTTACAAACAATATTACTGCACACCTTGAGATTGACCCGGCTGATATTACAAAAATTACCAACCAGCTGAAAAATATCCAGAGCAGTGTGGGAGGAAATGTACAGCTGTTTGATATGAGCGGGGCGTTGAAGCAGCTGGATACAGTTGAAACGAAAGTAACCTCGATTGTTAGCAAATTATCAAATGTTCGGGCAACGATCAGTACCGCGAGTACCGCAGGTGTTAAGGGGAGCACAAAAAATCCGTATGCGGGGATTGCAAAAACTCTGGATTCTCAGCTACGAAAAGCTGGATATGATGTTAGCGAGATAACGGAAAAGGCTTCTAAATATCAAGGACTGAAGAGTAGTCTTGAAAGTTTAACTAAAACACTAGGAGAAGCAACCACTGCTCAAGCAGAATTTGCTAAGGAATTAAGTGATGAAAGTTTACAAACGGCAGAAAAGGCGATACGCAAGCTAAAAGACGAAATTGCCAGCCTTACAAAAACAATGTCGTCTGCGGATAAAGCTAACGAGAATTACAGCAGCATTTTTCAAAAATCTACATTGTTAGGACAACGTTGGGCCAAAGATGTTGGGAACGGGAAAAGTAGTTTGATTGATGGTTCTGTTAGAACTTCGGTGATCTCGGAACTTAATAACCTTAGAAATGCTAAAGATACGTTAGATAGCAATTTTAATGATCAAAACTTAAAAAATTATGAAGCAGCTTTAAGAAGAGTTTCCGAAGCATTGTCTCAATATAAAACTACCCTTGATACAGCAGATAAGATTTCTGACAATGCTTTTGATTCTTTGCCAGATAAACTAAAGCAGCTTAATGATTATATAAAAACGCTTGAAGAAAATCTCGCCAAGGCGGGGGTAAAAGATTTCAAGACAGATAACACTTACAGTATGCTCAGTGCTCTGCAGACAGATCTTTCAAATGTATACACTAATTCAGAGCTTGGCACAGCCAATTATCAAGACCTCTTAGACGTATTTAGTAAGTATGATAAGCAGTTAAAAGAAACAGGAATCAATGTAAAATCTCTGTCCTCGCTTTTTGCTGCACTTGGCATCCAAATCCGCAATACTACAAACGCAATGCGCAGTAGTAACCGGTCTGCCAAAAACGAACAAAGTCTAGAGAGTTTGCAAAAGCGCCTGAACAATTTGCTGTACACTTTGAGACGGTACGTTGAGATCAATAAACAGATCCAGAAAAACCCTGAGTTAATGGCCTCTTACAACAGCATTGTTGACGAGCTTAAAACTGCGGCGCGTTCCGGCGATCAGGACTTGATGGAAACAACACTAGATAGCACTGCTCAAAAAGTTGCCGGGTTGAAAGCAAAAGTACAGGAACTTGGGCTTGAGGGTAAGACGGTTGGGCAAGTATTCAGCGACCTGTTTGGCCAGCATTTCAGCACGGCCATTGCTATGGGCGCACTGCACTTGTTGCAGGGAAGTTTGCAGCAAATCTACCAGAACGTTGTGGATATTGACACTGCCATGACGGAGCTGAAAAAGGTTACGAACGAGACAGACAGTACATACCAGAGCTTTTTAACCGAGGCTGGTGCTCGCGCAAAGAACATTGGTACGGATGTTAGCAGTATTGTAAATGCAACGGCGGATTATGCACGACTGGGCTACAGCCTGAGCGATGCGACAAAGCTGGCTGATGTAAGCGCAATTTATTATAACGTTGGCGATGACCTTGATAGCTTTGATAAGGCCACTGAAAACATTGTTGGCACGATGAAAGCATTCAATATCCAGGCGAACGATGCAATCAGTCTGGTGGACAAACTGAATAACGTATCCAACAACTATGCTGTTTCTTCTGGCGATTTGGGCGATATCTTGCAGCGCTCTGCATCGGCCATGGAGGCCGCAGGAAACACCCTTGACCAGACGATTGCACTTGGCACGGCCATGAACAGTGTTGTCCAAAACGCTGAAACGACCGGCAGTACGCTGAAAGTGCTGGCTTTGAGAATCCGTGGCGCAACGACCGAACTGGAACAGATGGGCGAGGAAACCGACACTGTTGCAACCAGTACGTCCAAACTGCGTGCCGATATTATGGGTCTGACCAATGTAGACGGCAAGGGCGGATTTGATATCCTGACCAAGAGCGGAGACTTTAAGAGTACCTATGATATTATCCAGGGCATTGCTAAAGTTTATAGCAAGATGAGCGATGTTGACCAGGCCGCATTGCTTGAACTGTTGGCCGGTAAGAACCGCGCAAATGGTGTGGCTGCATTGTTGAGCCAGGCAAGCCAGGCCGCAGATGTGCTACAGACATCCTTGAACAGTAGTGGCAGCGCTATGGCTGAGAATGAGCGGGTGCTGGATTCTGTTGAAGGACGACTGAAGATTTTCGAAGCTACGTTCCAGGAGATTTCTACTGATCTGCTGAACAGCGGGCTGGTTAAAGGCGTTATCAGCCTTGGAACGGCCTTACTGGATGCTTCGGATGGATTTATTAAGTTTTCTGGTGTTGTACCTACAGCGACAGCAGCGCTGAGTGCGTTTTTGTCGCTTTCAAATGCGAAGACCAAGGGCAGTATTCAAATGCTCGCTTATGCAGGAGGGATAGCTGCATAGGACGCGCCTTGGTTGGTAATTAAATACCCAAATTGCTGGGAAAGGCTAAGAGCCGCATAGCCACAGTGAGCCGGTAATGGAACACTATGGAGCCGAAAGGCAGAAACAAGTATGCGGATGCGGTATGCTGAGAGAAAAGCCGCCCCTACGGGGGGTGCTAACCCGCGTAAACAATGCTCAGTCAGCAGCCGAGACACCGCGTGCAGGAATGTGCGCAGAAGAAGATGTGTGAACTTTGGTGTTTTGGTTCATCGACTGTATGGGTAGCCCTATTCCATGGTGAAAACCAGACGGGAAGAAAGACAGTCAGAACATTACGGGAAAGCCGTAAGAAGGTTATAAAAATATATTTATGAAGGTGGTTTTTTGAGGAGATGAGTTGAAAGTGAAGTGGTTGAATGGTATAATTGATAAGGTAATTTACAGATACAAACAGTATAAAAATCATAGGTGGATTGAAGAGCATAAACAATGGCTTTTTGAAAACTATGATGGATTAACTGTTGAAGTAAAAGATGAAGCCATTGTGTATGCTGGACGCGATGATTATATCGATCCAGACAATTCAAAGCGACATCCAGCTGTATGGTACAGGGTTCCCATTAACCTGGAAAAATGGGGAAGAATATATGATCAACAGGTGAGATATAAATGAGTTCCTTTACTGTCCCTTATGGTGTAACATCTACAGCATTGTTTATCCGCGTAAAGGCAGAGGCTAATGGGGAGCACTATGAGGGATGGGGACTGATTGATACTGGTTCTGTTGACAGCGGAATAACTGAAACTGTTGTAAATAAGTTAAATGTTGTTCCGATCAAAGGTAAGGAATACCATACGGCGAATGGTAAAATTGTCGCACCAAGATATAATATTTCTCTTACGCTGCAGAATAATGTTGTTTTCTCTAACATCCAGGCTTCACTCTTTACAAATAACGGAGACGGCTTTGATTTTTTGATTGGGATGGATATTATTTCTCAGGGAAGCTTGGCTGTAACTAATTACAATGGCGCGATGCGAATATCGTTTGAATACCCCGCACACGGAACGATCGATTTTACAAACATGTAATACATAATAAAGATAAGCCCTGACCTTTAATGGCCGGGGCTTTTGGTATTTTTGAGAGGCAATTTTATGGAACCAAATGATTTATTGAGACAGTGCCAAAAAGAATTGTTGTTTAACCGTACATATGACGTAAAACAAGACGAGTTGTGCTATTGCTGTGATGACGGGAAAGAAAAACACATAATTTTAATTGATTGTAGCGACATAGCTTATAAGGACATGGATTACAATTCTGAAAAGAAAGTTTTAGATGCGTTTATTCAGAGCTGTTGTTGCAAGTGCGAGGGAAAGAATTGTACTGACCACAAAGAGGACAATCATATGAGTAAATAAGCTCACAGGTGTCTGGGTCTATGTCCTCTTTTACAGGAACACTATCTTTATCGACGCTTGGCATCGTAAACAATTGATAACTCCCTGTTGATGCATAGCGATTTCTTGATGGAAGATATCAATGAATCGTCTGCCCGCAATAAGTACAAATATGTGTTCCTTGTATGTTTGACATTATAAAACACCTCCTAATGGAGATAATAGGAAATTGAGGAAATTTTTATGGCATTTATGGAAGGTATTTTGAAGCCTTGCCAGCGCAAAGTTTTGTTTGAACGAGAGTACAGTTCTGAGCAAGACGCAATGATTTATAAGTGCGAATATGTTATGCGGGCAGTAGCAATCAACTGCAAAAGCTTGACGGCAAACCAAGCGGAGCAGATGGACAAGTTTGCGATGATGGGAATTTATAACGGCGGCTGTTTTAATTGCCCCAAAAATCAAGGAACGGAGGGATGATTATGGGTGCTACATATAAACCGAACGTTAATCTAAACAATCGCAAAAGTACCAGAGAGATGTTTATGCCAAGTAGCCAATCTACATATAAAGAAAAGGGTTTTATGACAATTCAGATTACGGGCAACGCCAAAGAGATTGCGGCGCTAATTAAAGAGTTACAGGGGCAGGAAAACGCCAATAACAACACACAGGATGTTGAACAGTTTTTTGAAGAACTAAAGGAAGGCTTATCGTCAATCTTCAAAATTTAAGACGGAGGGTTACAACGGCTACATGGCGTGTAGTATTTTCGTGCTTCTGATAGATCCATAGCCATACTGCTTTTACGAAGATAGGAACAACCTGCACGATGATATTTAGAGCCTGTTTTGGTAACATAGACTGTGTAACTATCGGTAATCACAGATGCTGAATTTGTTGTTTCAGAAGAAGTGGGAGCAGAGTAAGATTGAACCGATGATTGACCAGCAGAGTAACCGCTGTTGTATCCGTCTTTTTTGCCAGCCTCATATCCTTCGTTATATGATTCTTTGCTGGCTTCTTCCTTGCCATGTTGTTCTCCAATGGAATAGCCTTGATTATATCCTGCCGTTTTCCCGTCTTCGTATGCGGAAGTATAGGCTTTCTTTTTACCGGCACTATAACCAGCATCATAGCCGTCTGACTTGCCTTTATCATAACCATAGGAGTTACCGGCGTCATAACCGTTCTGATGTCCTATGTCGTATCCTTCGGAGTAGCCTTGATCGTACCCCGATTGAATTAGAATAGGCTTTTGGTTATCATACCAACCAAAGAAACAAAGAGCGGCGATAGCAAGCGTTGTAATATTTATAAGAACAGCAGGAATGGCAGAACGGATAGTAGGTAGCCTATGTTTTTGAGGTGCAGGAGATTCTGTATTTTGAGTCTGAAGCTCCTGTAGATTTTCGTCAGGTGTCATGATTTATTCCTTTTATGAGGTGAGCTTTATGGACGGTGGAGATTTCGCTTTAGCTATTTTATGTTTCTTTGCGACCATAGGAATGTCGTATATGTTAATGTCTGTTATAGTTCGGTAATACCGGTTTAATGTTGTATTAACTACACACCTATGCTATTATATAATTATTCCAACAATCAATAAGGAGTGGTTGTATAATGACTGAGCTTGAAAAGAAACAAGAAGAGATCCGCCGCCAGCAATTCACTTATGTTCCTAAGAATAAAGGAACACGAAAAGAGGATATCCAGAAGCCGCCAAAACCAAAAAATGATAAGGGGTGATGCTAATTGACAGCAACGGATATGATTAGTTATATTGAAGCCGTGCCTTTGGTACTTAAATACATTGCGCCAGGGTTTATATTTTTATGGATTTATACGCGATTGCATGACAAAAAACTACCAGAACATTATATTATGTGTTCTGTTGTAGTTAGCTTTATTCTTGTTCTTTGTGTTAATAATGTGGTATGGGATTTTGTAATTGCAGTTGTAGCAGCTCTTATTGTGTATGTCTTGAGCCGTACCACCTGGGTAAAAAATCTTTTCAAAAAAACGATATCCTTTTCGCCCAGTAAAACTGTTTTTTACGATGTGATAGACTACGAAAAGGGCACCTATATTTACGTTAAAACTGATAAATGGATTGTCAGCGGTATATATATTGGAATTGATAAAGATGCCATGGGAGTAATTGTAAAGGATTACAAGCTCTATAATGCGACAGGAGACGAGTTTGACACGCCGGAATGCAGTATAGCCACTGTGCCGTTGAACAGAATTGAATATACGAGCTTGACTTACCCTGAAGATTCTAAGGTAAAGAAATCTTGGTTTGATAATTGATAAGGTGTGTAAAGAACTCAACAGTGGCTATGCTGTTGGTTTTTTCTTATAGTTCGCCTTATCCTCAGAACCGCGTCTTGCACTTTACACAAACTCTATCCACCTTATTCGTCAGGAATCCGGTGAGGGGTGACCACTTACGGGGGACCATCTGGAACTCGGTACAGCCACACTTGGGGCAGCGAGGTTTGTTCTTTTCTTCTTGGCACTTACGGTAGCCCTCTTCTATCTCTACGGCGTTTTCGTATTCCCACTCGGCACGCATGTCAAACTTGGCTTTGTCAAAGAGAGGGTTGTTGTAGACGTATTTTTTATAGAGGAGTTCTTCGCGCACTGCTCCATATTTAATTGCCTTTTGCTGTTTCAAGTTGTTTTTTTCGTTTTCAAGATAAAATTTATCCTTTGGGCTTAGTTTTATATTTTCTTGAAATTCTAATGGAGACAAACTGTCTGCTTGCGCAGTTATATCCTCTATAACATTAGTCCAAATGATTAAATTATTATGATTTTTGCAGAAATCGCAACCAGGATAAGAATCCTCAGAAGAAAAAATCCGGCCACAAACAGGACATACATATTCAGTTCTTTCGTTAAAATTCATATTTTTATACCTCCCAGACAAGTTATTTTATAACCTTATACTGATTATACCACACAATAATTAGTAGAACAACTAGATTTTGAATCTATTTAACTTGTTTGGAACAGGTAACGATCTGAACACTGGAACTTTTTTAACTCTTAATGGGAAAAGAGCAAAAGATTCTATTGAAGATTTTAGAAAAGCCTTCTCTGAAGCTAATGATATGGGAGTTACGAAAAAAGGAACTCTATTTTCTTGGCTGACCGGTAATTTCAATAATGACTATGACTTTGTTAAGGATTTAGATGCAGATACTGAGGCATTGAAAAAATTCAAAGACGCCTATACCAATAAAAAAAATAGTTCTACTTTCAACAAAAAAAAGGAATCATTTGACGCCACCCTCAAAAACTCCTCTGTAATTCTCCAGGACTTTGTAAACCATACAGACGATGCTAGTATCTCTGTAGAAAATTTCTTTAGTTCTGTAACCGGCGCAGGCAAACTGACAAACGCCCTTAAAGGTATTGGTCTGCAGATGTTGACAACTGCTGCTCAGGCCGCGGCTATTTGGGCTATTACTGAAGGATTTAAGCTGCTTGTAAATTGGGTTGACAAACTTTATCGTTCTGGTGAGATCGCCAAAGAAAAAATGGAAGAGAGCAAAAAGACGTACCAGGACACGACTGATGAGATCAAATCTTTGAATGATGAGCTGGAGGAGAACAAGAAGCGGATTGCTGAGATCAATGGTCAGGATGTTATTACCTATACCGACAAGCAAGAGCTTGAGAAGCTGGAAACGGCGAACACTAGGCTTGAGCGGCAGATTGAGCTAAAAGAACATCTGGCTGAAATGCAGGCCAAAGAAGCCGTAAATGATGCTGTCAATTCCTTCAATGAAAATTATGGCGAGGATTATTTTGGTGATGGGTTTGACCTTGACAAAAAAGGGCCAACAGACTTTATAAATTACAAAGGGCTGTTTGATAGTATTCGCCCGGATGAGTTTGGTGATAAGATTCTTGAGCGTTCCAATGATATCCGCGAATATTCCGCTGCTATTGATTATCTGAATGACAAGATTGATAAATACAATCAAATGGCAGCAGTGGCTGCAACACCTGATGAGGAACAGACGTGGCTGAAACAGGCTGAATTGTACCAGACCCAGCTTGAAAAGATCAATCAGGGAATCCTTGACCAAGCCGATGACCTTGAAACCTATAAGGAAACCTTAGACCTTGTTGGTTTTGATAACTTAACTTCGACGCAGAAAAAAATCTATAACCAGATTGAGGATGCGCTGAAGTATAATTATATGAAAACTGACCCTGCCAGTTGGTTTGAGCAGAACTTTAATGACAGCAAGTATGCGGATGTTGTAAGCAAACTGAAAGATGCTCCTGAAAGTTCCGCCAAGGCGCTGAGTACGCTGAAAACACAGGCTGATGATTCAAAGAAATCTTTAGCAGAGATGCTGGACGTGGCAGGCAATTTTCCTGATATTGCAAGTGGAGTTGACGACTATAGGCAGGCGCTAAAGGAAGCCAGCGAAGCTGAAGAGGTCGTTACCGGGACCGCTGAAAAATACGGTAATGTAAGTAACAAAAACCGCCAGATCATCCAGTGGACAGCGGAAAACCTTAAGAATTATTCCGACTTTGTAAAAGAGCAAAAAGAACCCTTTGAGGAAGGAAGTTTTAGCACTGTTGTTGGTTCTTCCAACGCCTTTGATGTAGGTGACGATCATGAGCTTGAAATCGCTTACACGCCCATTTTGCAAACAGATGATGGCGCAAGACCATTGACAAGCAATGTATTGAATAACTACATCTATGACTTGATCCAGAAAGCTGGAGAAAATGGCCCATGGAAATCCGAAGATTTGTTAAAATTGGACGCACAGGGTCTTGATGAAGAGATTGATGGCCAGACTGTTCATATTAAAAACATGCTTGCCGCTGTTGAAGGACAGATACTGAACGGAGCAGAATTAACCGCGGCAGATGTTGCAGCCATTGCTGGTTCTACTGCTGAAAAGATTGCTAAAGATTGGGATGGTGCAACTTCTAAATATGCTGGAAAGAGCATGCACGATCTCCAGATTCCGCTTGCAAAAACAGCTGAAGCGGCTGAAATCTTTAACACCTTGAAGGATAAGGCTGACGCGGCCGGCGTTTCGCTTGAAACACTATTTGCTATGGCCGATAATGATGCCTTCAACGACCTATTCTCTGGCAACATTGACATTGAAGCATTGAAAGAATTCATCCAGCAGATGGAGGACGCCGGCTTTACCATTGAAGATGTTATCAATGAGCTGGAATCGCTGAGCAAAGCTGGCGTAGAAGCTAACAGCGTGACCATTGATGCGGATACTGCTGTAAAGAATGTTACTACGACAATTTCTGCTGTGACAGCCGCCTTGCAGGCGCAGACCACCGGCGTTGGCGTGACGGCCGAAAACTTTAAGGCGCTGACCGATGCGAACAAGGATTACGCAGACTGCCTGGAATATGTAAACGGCACAATACAGATTAACACGGAAAAGGCTAAAGAGCTAACCGACAAGAAAATTGAGGAAGCAAAAGCCACCGTCCGAGTTGCAAGAAGCCAGGCACAACTGAAATATGCCGAGAACAAGCAGGAATTGAGCCGCTTGAATGACGCGTTGAAAAAGAACAACGACCTGAGTGAAGAGCAGCAGAGCACGCTGAAAGAAGCCATCAGCAACCGTGAGCAAGAAAACAAGAAGCTACGGGAACAGTGCCAGAATTATGAGGTGTTGTATAGCCAGCTAGTGCAGGTGAGTGGGGCTTATCAGGATTGGCTGAATGCCCAGAACGCTACGGAAGCCGGCACCATGTATGACGATGCGATCAAGGCTTACGATGCGATTAAGGACGCGCTGGAGAGCGGTAAGATCGGCACGCAGAAATATAAGGCTGCTGTTGAGTTTTTGGTGCCGAAAAGTGTTGACGAAAATGCCGTACAGCAATATGTTGACACACTGAAAAAGTACCTGACTGATGACAGCAAGGGCATTACCAACTTTTTGAATGATGCTGTTAAGGCCGGCTTAATGGAAGAGGACAGCAGCGGTTATGTGGCCATTGCGGGCAAAAAGACCATTGACGATTTTTGTGACGCCATGAAGCTGACACCGGATATGGTGCGGGCTATTTTTGGCGAGCTACAGGAATACGGATTTGACTTTAACTGGGATGATGCGTTCTTTGGCGAGACACTGACAAGCCTTGAAATGCAGGCTGACGAGCTGCAGGAAAAAATGGACAGCGTTAAACCTGACTCTGACAGTTACAAAGAATGGAATGACCAGCTCAAAGAAGTTAATGAGAAAATCGAAAACATCAAGGGAAACATTGATAACACTGATGTAGACGCACTGGTTGACGCTTATGAGAAAGCCAAAGATGCTGTTGATCAGATGAACAGTCAGGGGGGCACATTTGACGGACAAGCCGAGGAGCTACAGAGTGCGCTTGATAAAGCCGCAGACAACCTGAACAAGAATGGCCGTGTACAGCTTTGGATTGACGCTTCGGAGGCTGAAAAGACTGTTGATGACCTGACCCAGAGATTTAACAGCGGTGATTTTAGCGTTGCGACAGAGCTGGAGGCCGCCCAGGATAAGCTGGCCGACTTGAATACCCAGAAAGAAAAACTGGGCGCACCGACTGAGGTTGAGATCCAAGTGTATGCCCAGGGGCTGGAAGATGCCGGTAAGAGCACAGAAGAGATTACCCAGACGCTGAAAGATGCCAAGATCTTGAACGTTGAAACGGATGACAGCGAAGATAAGCTGAGTCAAACGAAGGATACCGTTACCGATATCACCAATATGCTCCTAACCCCGTACACTTTGGATCTAAATACCACCGAAGCATTGGGAAAACTGGGTACCGTTAGAGACCTGATGAACCAGATAAGCGAGACAACCATTACAGCTCCTGTGCCCAGCGTGCCCAAAAGCTATGCCGAACGGAACACAACAGGAACAACTGGTACTGGAATCGCCAATGCGGCTGGTACCAATGGCGGACTAGCTAGAGCTGAACGAGCACTGGTTGGCGAGCTTGGCTATGAAGTGGTAGTAAACCCGCACAGCGGCAAGTGGTACACGGTTGGCGAGCATGGTGCTGAGTTTGTGAACCTACCCAAAGACGCGATTGTGTTTGACCACCAAAAGAGCGAAGAACTGCTGAAAAATGGCTTTGTGGGCGCACGCGGAATGGCTATGGCGGAGGGTAACGCTTACGATCAAGGCGTTGGAACGATTACCGGCGGTGGTTACATTCCAAAAAACAATCCGGCCACAAGTACAACGTTCCAGAAAAATGCAAAGGCCGCTACTGCTACTGCGGCGGCAACTGAGGCGGCACAGAAAAACCTTGAACGGATTGAAGCGGAAGCAGATGCTGTAAAAGAAGCCTATGAGGCCCAGAAAAAGGCGCTGGAAAAGCAGAAGAAAGAGCTGGAGAGCATTAAGGACAGCCTGGAAAGCGAGCAAAAGACACTTGACGGGATTGTTAAAACCATAACAGCCAGGATTGACAAAGAAATTGACCGACTGGAACACCAGTGGGACGACCTGAAAGAACAGCTGGAAGACGAGAAAAACAACCTTGATGCCGCTATGAACGGCGCTACCTACCTGATTGAAAAGCGGACGAAAGCTTTGCAGAAGGAGCAGGAGGCGCTGGACGACAGCTACCAGCCGCGGATTGACGCTTTGCAGGATGAGCTGGATAAGCTGAACGAAACCAACGATGCCCAGGAAAAGGCGATTGAGCTTGCCCGCAAAAAGGCGGCCATGGATGCAGCCAAAGCGAACCGCAGCGTGCGTGTATATCGTGAAGGCAAAGGCTTTGTTTGGGAGGCTGACGAGAGCGAGGTCAAGAGCACCGAAGAAGATTACAACGATGCTTTGCGCCAGAAAGAGCAGGAGGATGCCCAGAAGGCCCTGGAGGACCAGAAGGCCGCGCTTGAAAAAGAGCTGGAAGACAAGAAGCAGGAACTGCAAGACAAGATTGACGCTTATGATGAATACAAAGATAAGCTGAGTGAAGGCCAGAACGAATACACCAACAGTAAAAACGTTGCGATTTTGCGGCAGCTGTACGGCGCTAATGCAGACCAGATGATCTTGAACATGGATCAGGCGATGATTGATAAGATCACAACTGATTACATGAACAACATGAGCAACACTGACCATGTGGAAAACCAGATTAAGGAAAACCAGAAGCTGATTGACCAGCTGGAAGATTATAAGAGCAAGTGGGAAGAGGTTGCGGACGCTTACGAGACGGAGCAGAACCGGATTAACACGGTGGCACGGCTTGGGGCGGACTGGGAAGAGAAGATCCTGGGACAGCGGACGGATGTACTTGACGACTTTAAGAACCACTATATTGATATTTTGCGGCAGATTGAAGAAAAAACTGCTGAGATCAATGATTTAAGTTTGAAGATTGAGGTTGTTGAGGAAGAGTACCAAACCAAGAGCGATGAGCTGGATAAGGAAAAGAAGGCTGCCCAGGCCGAAGTGAAAACGACAAAATCCAGCAGTACATCCAGCCATGCAACCGGCATTATGAACGTTGCGGCCTTTGAACGTGCGCATGTTGATGAGGCTGGGCCTGAGATTGTTGTGCGGCAGCCGGAAGCCGGACGCTATACCAGCCTGGAGGTTGGGGACGGCGTTGTGCCGGGAAACCTGACCCGCCGGCTGTTTAGCGCAGCAATTAACCCGGAAGCTTTTGTGGAGAGTACTATTTTGAAGCGGATGGGGAATGTGAACGCTGAGTTGGCCAGTGCTGGCAGCAGCGGCGTACACATTGGCGACATTAACATTGTGATGAACGGTGTGAATGACGTTGAGAATTTTGGCCGCATTTTGCACCAGAACATTGGCTCCATTATGGCGCAGGAGTTCAGCAAGCGGTAATTACAAACAGGACAGAGGGAAACCAACCGAGAGGAATCAGCGGTTAGGTCCCTTATATAATTAAGTCAATTTACATCGGGTAACAGATTGTTGTTGTCCGGCTTTTTGTATGGTATAATGACCCTATTATAATGAGGTGGGAAGTGTTGTACTGATGGCAAAGGCTGAGAGCCAAAACAAGCCGAACACGGAGTTTACTTTTAACCCGGAAGCCCATAAGGCCAAAGAAAATAAAAACAAAGAAACCTGGCAGGATAAAAACGCCCAAAAAGAGAAGTAATTTTATGGAGATAACACAATACTTAAATGCACTGGTTGCTATGATACCTGACATTTTGCAGTATGTAGTGCCCGGCGTGTTAATGTTATGGGTTTACAACCGGTTGCTGGATAAACAGTTGCCGCAGCACTACTTGATTTATTCTGTGATAATTAGTTTTTTGCTTATGCAGGTAGTGCCGACCAAGAAGTTACAGTACATTGTGGCCTGTGTTCTTGGTGCAATTTTATCTATCTTACGCAGAAGCACAAAGGTTAAACGGGTGCTACTTAAATTATTCAAGTGGTCCCCAAGTAGTGATGTATGGGAAGATATTATTGACTATGAGCTTGGCACCTATATGATGGTAGCAACAAATGACGAGAATGGGTTTAAGGGCTACTATGCAGGGTTGGCAACTGAAAAGAATATGCTGTTCTTATCAGAGTATACTGTGACAGATGACCATGGCCATGAACTTGTTACGATAGATGACCAGATTGTTGCAATACCAAGAGAGAAAATCAAGTATATTGAATTATCTTATGATGAAAAATCAGATGTAAAAAAATATTGGTTTAAGCGATAATACCGATGACGATACACCGGGTAGCCTATGTGGCTGCCCGGCTTTTTTATTTTGGAGGAAAAGCTATGGCAAAGAACACATTGGATGATGCCATTGCGGGGCTGAAGGACCTGGCAAAAGAGGTGAAGCGTTACTGCGAGAGACTGATTAGCAATGCCAAGTTTGACCGTACAGCTGTTGGCACGATTGTGAAGGTGCTGGACGACCACAGCGGCTATGTAGTGGCGGCTTTTGGCAAGGAATATACCATTGCGAGTAATGCGCTGTTCCAGATGAACGATGCCGTGGCTGTGATTGCCCCGCAGAATGACTTTAAGCGGCTGTACATTAAGCCATATGAAATTGACCGGAACCTGTTGAAGCAGGATAAGGTTGAGGAAGACCTGAAAGATTATGTGAATAAGGTTGACAAGCTGCAGGAACAGGTGGACGGCAAGGTTGAACAGTATTTTTATAACTATGACCCGACGCTTGAGAACTGGCCTGCTATGAGCTGGAAAGACGACACCACAAAGAAAGCGCACAACGGCGATTTGTTTTATAACACCGACAGCAAGAAAGGCTGGCAGTGGACATATGACGAGGAAACAAAAACCGGCAGTTGGGTAGAAGTGACAGATAAGGACACACTGGATACGCTGGAAGCCGCAAGCAAGGCACAAGACACCGGAGATGGTAAGCGCCAGGTATTTACGGCTGATGCAAGCAAAGGGGAGCACCCGGAGCCGCCGTATGATGCGGGCGATTTATGGTTTAATGGAGAAGACATTCTGGTTTGTACGGTAGCACGCACGGCCAGTGATAAATATAATGCCAGCGACTGGGTAAAAAAGGATAGTTACGCCAGCAAAGATGACATGAAAAATTATGTGGATGGCGTAACAAAAGATATGCAGGACCAGATTGACAGCAAGGCCGAGCAGTATTTTTACGCCTATGACCCCACGCTGGATAACGAGCCGGCTAAGAGCTGGACGACAGATGAAGAAAAAGAAAAACATGTGGATGACCTGTTTTATAACACTGAGATAGGCAAAGCATACCGATTTATGAAAGGTGACGATGGCAGCTACAAGTGGGAGCTGGTGCAGGACAAGGATGTAACCAATGCACTTGAGGCGGCCAGCAAGGCACAGGATACGGCGGATGGAAAGCGGCGTGTGTTTACGGCAGATGCCAGCAAGGACGAACACCCCGACCCACCGTATGACGAAGGTGATTTGTGGTACACGGGGGCAGAAGTGCTTGTTTGTACAACCCCGAAAAAAGTGGGGGAGGCTTATGCTGCCGAGGACTGGGCGAAAAAAGATAATTACACGAATAAAGATGAAGTGATGAATGAAGTTGATAAGACACTGACACAGGAAGACATCTTTAACCGGTTGACCGACCATGGTAAAAGCCAAGGTATGTTTATTGAGGATGGCAATGTGTACTTTAATGCGACCTATATTAAGTCTGGTGAGATCAATTCTGACCTGATTAAGACGGGTAAGATCAGTTCAAAGGATGGCAGTGTATATTTTGATTTGGACAATTCAGAAATACATACTACGGATAACAAGTTCGTCACCACATTGGATAAGAACTCTATTATTATTAAGTCTGGGGATAATACGCTTGCCAGATTGAGCGGCTACGATGAAACATATGGCACAGAAAATGTGGTGCAGATTGCAGATGCTATGTTAAAGCTTGATACATACCAGTATGATGATATAGAAAAAACCACTACTCACACAGATACAATGATATTAGATGGTTCTTCTATTACATTCAGAGCCGGAGAAGTTACCAGTTCATCATCCATGTCATCGCTTTCTAAAGCTGGACTGAGTACAGAACGGATTACTTTTAATAATGCTATTGGAACCTTAACTGCGCAAAAGGAGTCTGATACTTCCGGACGATTTGTTATTGGTTTTTCAACCACACAGTTTAGAGGCAATGTTCAGCTATATGGGAATGGCAACTCTATGTATATCTATGACGGCACTACCAACTGGGGCGGCCAAACTTTAGGCTGGGACGGCAGTAAAGAAGTAACCACTCTTGACGCAAATACCCAGGCTGTACCGTTTATTTATGGTATTGAGCTTGTAAAAAATGCGCAGGGTTATGTAACAGATGTGAAGTTGAAACAGCATGGGCTGCGGTTTATTGGCGGCATTTTGGTTTAATTTTAACGAGGAGATTTTATGATGGAAAATTTTAATTTGAAATGTGAACAGTTGAAGACTTACATTTGTGACGGTGTGAACCAGGTTGGGCTGCCGCCGTATGCAGTGGAGTTGATTTTGGAGAGTTTGCTGCGTGATGTGCAGAATATCCGCAAGAGCGCGATACAAGAAGAGATGGAAGCGGCTAAGAAGGCTGCGGCAGAAAAGGTTGAGGGTGCGCCGGTAGATGCAGCAGAGGATAAGCCGGAAGAAAACGTAAAATAAATATAAGCTAATAGCATTATTGAAAGATGAGAATAACCGCCTGACCTTGATTGGTTGGGCGGCTTTTGTTGTTTAGAGAGGGAGGGGAGTGGCGGGAGGATGAGCAAACCAGCATTATATACCGTATCAGCATTTGATGCGACAAAAGATTATACATTCCGGTTCCGATACATTGGTGTGATTACCAAGGTGGAGGCGCAAATTTGGGCCAATGCTATGAGTGCAGAGGAACTGGGCAGCCCAACTTACCAGAGTGGTGAGGTGAGTACCCAGAGATCCGAGTTTACTTTGAAGGCCAGCAGCATTACAAACAGTAGCGCGGCGTTTGGCATTAAAGTACGGGTGTGCGGCCAGGACAGTGCGTGGAGTGAATGGAGCGACATCTTGCTGTTTTATTGTGTGGAGACACCGGTATTTAAGTTCAAAGAAATCAGCACCAAGGACAAAACCAACATTGAATACAGTGCTTTTGAGTTTACAGTGCAATACGAGAGCACCCAGGGCGAAGAACTGAACGAATATACGATTGAACTGTATGATGCCAGCAAGAGCCTGGTGAAGAGCAGCGAGACGCTGCGGGTACCGGACAAGGCGTATATCATCAGCAACTTACGCAATGACACGACTTATTACGCCAGAGCACAGGGCATTACCCAGCACGGAATGAAGCTGGACACTGGATTTTGTGAGCTACTGATTGGCTATGTGGGCGGTGACGGCTATGCGGCTGTGGCGCTGGAAAACCATTATGAAGAGGGCTGCATTTGGGTGAAATCTTATGTTGTGACGATTGAGGGCAAGGACCGCAACGACAACAAGGATGATTACCACTATGTGAGCGGATCGGCCGGGGACCAGGCAGTAGACCTGACAGTGGACGACACCGACCCGGTTAAGGCCGACATGACGTTCAAAGATGGATTTAAGGTACAGGGCAGCCATGTGGAAGAAGGAAGCGTGGTGGACAGCAGCTATGCCCTGGGGCTGAACATGAGAAGCGACCGCTGGAACAAGCTGCTAATTGGGCTATGGAACAAACGGAGCAACGGGATCAGCATGCCGACAATGGATGAAGATCCGTATGCTTTGAAGCTTTTTTTGTGCCGCCGCGATATTGCGGACGATTACAGCAGCAATGCCTACAACTACCAGACGAACGAAAAGAAAACATGTTATTACCTGGAACTGATCTGCGGCGGATACTGTTTGCAGAGCAATGTAAAAACCAGTGCGCCAAATGGTTGGTTTAAGGTGTATTTGAAAAACCAGGACGGCCTGTTTGAGCTGCGCTGGGAGTAAAGGAGGGGTATGGAATGATTGTGGGAGCCGATATTTTGATGGGGCAGAATGCGATTTTGCCATACCCGCCATATAATGAGGCGCTGAATGTGCTGAAGCTGCAGAACGGTGTTTATGACGACCTGCTGTTAAGCCGCGATGCCGACAAGGATTATGGCAAGTACAATCTGGACAATGGATGGCAGGCCCAAACGGCCATTTATGCGGCTTTTAACGGTGATACCCTGGGCGGAAACCTGCGCTACCGGGCGGAACAGATCAGCGAGATGCGGTTAAAACGACGCCGGGTTGGAACCTACAACTGGATCACCCTGGCGACCAAGCACCGGCCAACCCCGGTGAATGATGAAACCCTGAAGGAATGGGAAAAAGAACTGAACAACTGGGTACACATTGATTGGTACGCAGACGGGCGCAACACCGAGTATGAGTATGCGTTTGTGCCGATTATTGACGATGCCGAGCAGGACATGTTCACGAACAAGATTTTGAGCAGCTTTGACGGTGCGGTGCTGACAGACGGAGACATTAGTTACCACCTGTTATTTGATGCCAGCGTGACCAGCACGACCAGAACACAGCCAAACAGTGTGGTAGAAACTATGAGCAGCCGTTACCCGTATGTGATTTACGGTAGCGACCTGAACTATGAGCAAGGCAATTTTACGGCCACTGTGCTGAAATACAGTTTTGACACGGATGATTATGACGGGGATGGCGGTGCCCGATACCGCAAGCAATTTGTGGACTGGTGTACCAACAAGAAGCCGAAGATCTTGAAGTTGTTTGACGGACGCAGCTGGATGGCGAACATTATTAACCAGCCGAGTATCAGCTACAGTGACCATTATGACAAGGTTGCCGTGGCGTTTGATTTTGTGGAGATTGGCAGCTTGGAGAGCAGCACCGATTTGTACCGCAACGGGTTTATTGCAGAAGATATTGAAGGGAGTTGATGCGCGATGTATGTGCCAAGCACAGAAGACATACGAACCTTATACTCCCATAACATTGAGCTGTACACCCGCATTGACCTGCTGAACGACCGGATGAAGACGATTGACAGTTTGCAGGGCATTACGACCGAGGGAAGAATTTCCGTAGATGCAGATGCGGACATCCGGCGAACGTACACTTCGACCATTGTGCTGGACGAAAAGCATGCGATCAGCCAATACAGCGAGAGCGAGTGGATGAACAAGTACGTTTGGATTTACATTGGTGTGAAGACCCCGATGCTGAACGATATTATCTGGTACAGCCAGGGAGTATACGTGTTCAGCCAGAACGGATACAACTATGACACGCAGACCCGGAGCCTGACCATTAACTGCATGGACCTGACGGCAATGCTGAATGACACGTTGGCCGGACAGCTGACAGGCATTAAGACCGTGTTTAAGGCCGGGGGCGGAATCCGCAGGGCGATGGTGGAGCTATTACAGGAAGTGGGGATTAACAAAGTATTTGTAGAATATTGGAACCGAACGATCCCTTATGACCAGGAGTTTGATGCGGCGACCAGTGTGTGGACAATTTTGACACAGCTGCGGGATTTGTATTACCCGTTTGAAATATTTTTTGAGGATGATGTGTTCAAATGCCAGCAGATCCCAAGTTGTGAGGATGACCCGCTGGTGCTGAATGCTGATGTGTTCAATGATTTGATCATCAGCGAAGACGCAACGGTGGATTACAGCGAGGTGCGAAACTGCGTAGAGGTGTTTGGCGCTGCGGCAAGCCCGGATGTGAGCTGCACAGACCTGGTGGTGGACACGACAAAGAAAACCATAACATTAAATGTGGTTGGGTTGGCATTGAGTGGTAAGAAGCTGATTTTGTTTACGCCGCCGGACAATGTGGCCGACCTGTACGATGCTGACAAAGGGTACCAGATGAAGATCAGCGCCAAAGCAACAGAGAGCAGCGATGCGGTTGTGACCGATGTTTTGAGCCTGTATACCATCAGCACAGATGAAGCCGGCAACAACAAAAAGGCCAAGCAGGACTGCATGAAACCAAAAGTACAATATGTGGTGCGCTACGATGCCGATTATTCCCCGAATGAGAATGGCGGCAAAGGGCGCTTTTATTTTTATGGGCAGGTACAGCCGCACGCCATGGTGATGCTGAAAGATGCAAAACCGAGCGAGGAAGAGCTGGACAAGCTGAAAGAAACCGAGAACTGCCAGAATTTGGAGGTTGTGAGCACCGCCAACCCAGATATTGAAGGGTATGAGGAGGACGACCAGTTTTTGAACAGCCCGTTCAGCATTGAACGAATTGGACGGCGCAATGTGGTTTTGAGCGGCGGTGAATACGACAATTACACCACAGATGACGGCATTTTGGATGTGGCCGAATACGAGCTATGGAAGCGGGCGCGATTGACCGACAGCATTACGGTGAAAATGCTGCTGGTACCGTGGCTGGATGTGAACACCAAGGTTGAATACTGCCCGCGTTACATGGGCGGCAAGACAGCCGTGCAATTTATTATTAAAAAAATTGATAAGAGCTTGGGGCAGGGAACGATGGATGTGACGCTGATGAGGTTTTACCCGTATTACCCGTACCCTGTAAAAGATGAAACAGGAGAGTGATAAGCAATGGCAGATACCTATACAAAGTTCCCGGAAGGTATTGATACGTTTGAAGACAATGCCGACCTGGACAGCGGCCATGCCGCAGCGGCAGCCCAGTACACCAAGTACCTGGCAGACGGCAAGTATACCGAGGCCAGCAATTACCTGAACCAGAACAGCGGCCTGCGCAAATACATTATTAAAGCGGCGGACATTAACCATGTGAAACATGCGATTACTGCACTGGAACAGCACTATGCCGGAGCGGTGAATTACATCATTGACGGCAAGTTTGACCCCGACATGATGATCCATGAATACAGCTACAGTTACAGCGGCGGAACCCATACCCTAACATGCAAGAGCGGCAGCAGTTACAGCAACGCAGCTAACGGCAAAGCATATTTTACCACAGCGTTCAATGACGGGCACAGGCTGGTGATCAATGGCAAAGATATGACCAGCAACGCCTACTGCGGCACAGAGAAACTGGGTGACGGTGCGATTGGTGCCGGGCAGTGGGTGATTTTTCAGTACGATACGCGGAGAAACATTGTAAATTTTACTAACGGCAGCGGCATTGGGGCTTCCAAGCTGGCTGCCACGACTGCTTTGCCGGACCAGGTGCTGGCAGGACAGACATTTTACAGCAAGAACAAAACCCTGAAAACCGGCACCATGCAGAATTACGGCACTGTAACGGCAGAGTTGGCCAACGGCGAGAGCTACCAGATCAAGGCCGGCTATTACAGCGGCGGTGCGATCAGCGCAAGCGGGCTGGACAGCAATACGCCGGGCACTGCGGATGAAAAATCTATCCTGGAAGGAAAAACCGCCTGGGTAGATGGCAAGTTGGTGAAAGGATCTATCAAGACTTATTCTGCCACGACCCAGCTGCAGGGCGGCGAGCGCGAGAGCACCAAGATGACCGTGCAGAAAAAGGACGGTGTGACCCGGCTGTGTGTAGCCACAGATAACCAGAAAACCAACGATATTTACAGTGGCTGCTATTACGATAACGTGATGTGGCTGTGGGGAACCGCAAGCACGGCGGCCAAAGCCCTGTTGGAGGATGATACCACCACTGCGGCAACCGCCAATGATGTGGCCAGCGATAGAAAGTTTATTGACAAAAATGGCAACTGCACGCAGGGCACCCTGACCAGGCGCAGCTACGGCTTTGCCCATGACATGGGGTTTGGAACCGACAGCGAGTATTTTGCGCTGCGTAATATTGACGAGGGTGCATACAAAAGTGACGGCAATTTTTGGGCACCGGAAGTGCGCGTGAACCTGGCCGATTTCCGCAAAGGGATTGGCTGCACAGAAGATAAGATTGCGAACGGCGAAAGCATTGCTGACCTGACTGGTAAAGCCGGAAGCCGAATTGCAACGATTGATAAGGATACAACCACCGGCGACCATTACAGCAACGTGGTGACGACTGGCGGTTGCCAGCACGCATGGGTTGTGGTCAGTGTGAGTAAGACCGGAACAGAAAACAGACTTAACCGAGTGTGGGTACAGGCCAGCAACGACGGCAGCAACTGGACGGATGTGTGGGACAGCGGAAGCGGACTGCAGGCTGTATACAAGCAGCAGGCTTTGAACACATCCACAGCATACACCCAATGGCGCGTGAAGCTGAACAGCGATGGCGATAAGTGCCACGCCCATATTGTATTGTTTGTTTGAAAATAGAAAGGGGAGGAGGAAAACATGGCATTAAGTTTTGAAGAGTCGAAACGGATGGCGGCTGAGATGGCGGCTAAAGCAGAGCCAGTGGCATTGCAGGCTGAGGCTGCCCCCATGGCCGCGGTAGTTGATATGCCACAGGCGCAGGCCAATGATGACGGCGGCTACACCCGCAGTGAAAAATACCTGTGGTACAGCCAATATAATGACGATGCGTTTTCGACCATTGACGAGATGAAAAGTGTTGTGATGGACGAGAGCCAGATCAACATTACCCAGGAAACCAACAGCCAGGTGATCCCGTTTAAGATGCCGCGGCGATATGACGGCATTGATTTGATGCAGATGATGCTGCAAGTACATTACCTGAATGTGGACGGGCAGGAAGCATATGCCACGCCGATCAATGTTACCTACAACGAGGATACGATCCGGTTCTATTGGCTGGTTACAAATAGTGTGACAAGCAAGAAGGGGACAGTGCGCTTTGAGATCACTGCAACCGGTGTAAATGAACGCAGCGAAACCTATATGTGGCGCACACGACCAAATGGTGAGCTGAATATCTTGGAGGCTTTGAGTGGCACCAAGATGGTGGAACCGGACAAAGATTGGTACACAAGCTTTGTTGCCCTGATGGACGAGAAGGTTGGCCAGGCTTCCAGCTATGCCAGTGCCGCACAGGCCAGCGCCCAGGATGCAGCCAACGCTGCGGCGGGTGTGGATAATAAGATCCAGAATGCGGCAGCAGGAATTAAACAGGAGCTGCAGAGTGACCTTGACACCAACTACACCAAGAAAACTGAGCTGACCACGGAGCTTGCCAAGTATTATAACAAGGAAGAAGTGGATGGCTTTGTTACACTGTTGGAAGGCAAGATTTCTGGAATCGACGGATTGGCGGCTTTTAACTGTGCGTATGATGCGGGCACTCGTGCTTTAACATTTTATAACGGCGATGCAGTGATTAAAACTGTAACCTTGAGCACCGATCCCAGCGCAGAGTGGACGACCGCATATGGCAAGACGGTGGATGCTAAGATCAGCGCGGCGGTAGACCCGGTAAGCACAGCGCTGGATGAATACAAGACCAGCAACAACGAAGCTGTGAAAGCTTTGCAGGATAGTGTGGGCGACCTGCCGAACACCTTGCAGAGTGATTATTATAATAAGGAAGCAACCAACAAACTGCTGGCTGATAAGGCGGACAAAACTGCTCTGGATGGATTTACCAATGATTTGACTGTGACCAAGAATACCGTGACAGCTTTGCAGGGCAGTGTGGATACGGCCAACAGCGACATTGCAGAAATCCAGGAAAAGATCAAAGATATTAAGCCCAGCAACGGCCATGAGTACGACATTACTTACACCAGTGATGACGGTCATTTGAGCCTGTTGGAAGACGGCACAACCAAGACTGTTGTTACCATTAAAGGTGGCGGCGGTGGCGGCGGTGAGGCAACCAGCACCATTACCATTGAACGAATTGGTGACAGCAGCCTGACGGTAGTTCAGGGTGACAGTGCATTGATCAGCTTTAAGTTTACGAGTGTGGACAATGCTGGCGATGACACTGGCAATGCAACTGGCAACTGGTATGTGGGCAACACCAAGGTGGCAACCACGACCATTACCCAGGGCAAGAACACCTTTGATGTGACGCAATACTTGCACAGCGGTGACAACACCGTGCGGCTGCAGGTTACGGACAGCATGGGCAGTGTGGGCAGCAAGAACTGGTCGGTTAATGTTGTTGAGTTTTATTTGGAGAGTGTTTTTGATGACTCTCTTTTTTATTCCGGCGAAGTAACTTACCGGTTTACTCCGTATGGCAATATTGCCAAAAACATCAGCTTTAAGTTGGATGGCAAGGCGATTGGCGGAACAAGCACTGCAGTGACAGGCCGCCAGATGACCTACAATTTGCCCACCCAGAAGCACGGCAGCCACCTGCTGGAAGTGAGCATGACGGCGGAGATCAATGGCAAACAGGTGACAAGCAACACCCTGCGCCACGATATTATGTGGGTGGAAGAGGGCAATAATACCCCGATTATCAGTTGTGCCGTGCTGGATTACAGTGCCAAGCAGTACAGCAATGTTGCGATTGGCTATACCGTGTATGACCCGGCCAGCAGCAACACCAATGTGACCCTGGCTGTGGATGGCATTGTTGCCAGCAAGCTGACGGTAGGACGTACCAAACAGACCTGGACGTACAAGAGCAGTGAGATTGGCAGCCATGTGCTGACCATTACTTGCGGCGAGACGGTAAAGACCATCAATGTAAAAATTACCGAGCTGGGTATTAACATTGAGCCGGTGAAAACCAACCTGATGTTTGACTTTAACCCGGCTGGCCGAACCAATGCGGACGAAAACCGCCTGTGGACCGATGGCAATACCGCGATGACGGTAAGCGACAACTTTGACTGGAGCAATGGCGGCTACCAGATTGATGAGGACGGCGATACTTATTTTTGCGTGAAAGCCGGAACTACCGCCACGCTGGATTATAAGCTGTTTGCGGACGATGCCAAAAAGAAGGGTAAGAACTTTAAGCTGGTGTTTAAGACCACCAATGTGCGAGACTACGATGCTACGGCGCTAACCTGCGTAAATGGCAACGTTGGTTTGACGGTACAGGCACAGAAGATTACCCTGACCAGCCAGCAGAACCGCATTGAGCTGCCGATTTGCGAAGATGACTTTTTGGAGTTTGAGTTCAATATTTTGCCGGACAGCAAGTATAAAGAGATGGTGCTATGGTGCGACGGTATCCCTTGTAAGGTGGAACTGTACGATGCAAGCGACAACTTTACACAGGCAAGTCCGGTTGGCATTACGATTGGCTCTGCGGACTGTGATGTGCAGGTATACCGCATGAAAACCTACGGCATGGAGCTGACGGACGATGAGATCCTGGACAACTTTATTGCGGATGCCAAGAACGCCGAGCTGATGATTGAACGCTATAACCGCAACGATATTACCAATGTGAGCGGCGAACTGGATGCTGACCTTTTGGCCGAGAAGTGCCCGGACCTGCGCATTATCAAGATCAGCGCCCCGACCTTTACGACCGGCAAAAAGAATGAGGTTTTTAATACCACCATCCAGCAGATTTACAAGAACGGACGCGCTGTGGAGGATAACTGGACCGCGACCGGCAGCCATAAAGGCCAGGGCACCAGCTCCAATGCGTATGGCGAGAGCGGCCGAAACATTGATATTAACTGTTCCGGCGGATTTACGTTTGGCGACGACAGCACCGGCAGCACCTATACCTTGACCGAGAACAGTATCCCGGAGAAATATTTTAATATCAAGGTAAACATTGCAAGCTCTGAAAACGCAAACAACGCCTGCATTGCAGATGATTACAACACGTTTAACCCGTATACCCGCCAGGCAAAGAAAGAGAACCCGAAGGTGCGCGACACGATGGCGTTTTACCCGTGCGTGGTGTTTATCCAGGAGACGGACGTGGAGAACGCAACGGTGTTTAAGGACGGCCAGTGGCATTTTTACGCCTGCGGTGATATTGGCAACAGCAAGAAGAACAATGACACCCAGGGCATGAACCCCGAAAACCACAAGGAAGTTATTGTTGAGATCGACAACAACACCGATGCCCAGACCCGCTTTTTGAGTGACGATCTGAGCCAGGAAACCTGGGACGGCGACCACAGCTTTGAGTTCCGCTATATTAGCAAAAAGTGTACCGAGGAAGAAACACAGGCAGCAAAGGACGCCTGGCAGAGCTTGCTGACCTGGGTAGTAAATGCAGATGACGAAGAGTTTAAGACCCACTTTGAGGATCACTTCATCAAGGACAGTGTGCTGTTTTTTTATCTGTTCACTGAGCGCCACACAATGGTGGATAACCGCGCCAAGAATGTGTTCCCCCACACAGAAGATCTGATCCATTGGGATTTTTGCATGGATTATGATAACGATACCTGCCAAGGCAACGACAATGAGGGCGGATTGACACTGACTTACGGCTATGAGGACACCGATACCATTGGCACCAAGAGCGTGTTTAACGCGGCAGACAGCAAGCTGTGGTGCAAGGTACGAGATCTTTTTGCGGACGACTTGCAGAAGATGTACCTGAACCGTGAGAGCGCTTTGGCCTGGAGTGCAAACCGTATTTTGCGCAAGATTGAGGCGTACCAGGATGTGAAGCCCGAAAAGCTTTGGATCATGGACATGCAGCGCAAATATTTCCGCACCTATGAAGACAATGGAACGACCAATTACCTGCCGATGATGCACGGCAACAAACGCCACCAGCGCCGCCAGTACCAGAAGTACCAGGAAAAGTATATTGCGAGCAAGTACAGCGGTACGACCTGCACGGCTGATGATATGACGATCCGCGGCTATACCCCGACCAACTGGACAGGTGTGCAGCCGAACGGTACGTTCCATATCCGCCCGTATGCAGATACCTATGTAAGTGTTTTGTATGGCTCCAACCCGGTAAAAATGCGCGGCAAGCGCGGCCAAACCTACACGATTGAGTGCCCGATTGCAGCCATGAACGATACAGAGGTTTATGTTTACAATGCCAGCCTGATGCAGAGCATTGGCGACATTAGCGGGTTTTACCCTGGGTATGTTGATTTTAGCCATGGTGTGAAATTGACCGACTTGCAGGTTGGCAACGGCACCGAAGGCTACCGCAACACAAACCTGACCGACTTTGCGGTTGGTAACAATACGCTGCTGGAACACCTGAATTTGCAGAATGTGCCAAACCTGAAGAAATCCATCAGCTTGGCGGGATGTGTAAACCTGACCGATTTTTATGCCGGCGGCAGCGGTATTACCGGTGTGGCGTTTGCCAAGGGCGGCAAGATTGAAAAGGCTGAACTGCCTGCGATTGCAAGCCTGACGGCACAGAACCTGAACCACCTGACCGATTTGAAGATTGACGGCTATGAGAACATGACCACACTGGTTGTGGAAAGCTGCCCGACCATTGACTTGAAAGCTATGTTGGAAAAATGCACAGGTTTGAACCGCGTGCGCCTGACTGGCATTGATTGGAAATGCGAGGATACAGCACTGCTTGACCGGCTGTACACGATGACCGGCCTGGATGAGAACGGCTATAACACCGAGCACTCTGTACTGGAGGGCAAGGTGCATGTACCCATTATGCGTGAAAAGAAGCTGGCAGAGTTTAATGCACAGTGGCCGGATTTGAAGATCAGCTACAACACGCTGGTGGAACAGTTTACCTGGACCTTTGTGAATGATGATGACGAACACACAGTTTTGGATGTGCAGTACATTGACAAGGGTGGTAAGGCTGTTGACCCTGTGACCCGTGCGGAGAAGCCGATCCCGAAGCCGACCAAGAAGAGCACGGTGAGCACTGATTTTACCTATGCTGGATGGGACACAAAGTTTGTTACAGTATTTACCAACCAGACTGTAACGGCCAAATATACCGAGAGTGTGCGGAAGTATACCGTGCGCTACCTGAACAATGGTGCGGAGAAGCAGAAAACAGTTGCCCCTTATGGCAGCATGGTGTTGTACGAAGGCGATACCCCGACCTATACGGCGGAGGAAGGTGCCTATAAGTTCTACCTGTTTGACCATTGGGACAAGGGCGGATATGTGAACGGAGACAAGGACATCAATGCGGTATATGACAGCTGCGAATATACCTCTGGTTATTTTGACGGCAAAGAGATTGGCAGTTTGCGCCCGGTTGAGATTTACGCAATGAAAAAGGTTGGTGTGGAGAATAAGGTGGTTAGCCCTAAGGACGCTGTGACCATTACGATGGGCAACGACTTTAGCTACTCTGACATTGAAGAGAAAGTTTTGATTAACGAGAAAAAGACCTTTGATGGCACCAATTATGTGGACACCGGTGTACAGCTGTTGAAGGAAGACCGGGACTGGGTGCTGGCGGTAGATTACCGGATGACCACAACCGATACGGCCAATGCTGTGCTGATGCAGTGTTTTGAAACCAACGGCATGAACGGCATCCGCATTTGGAACAATAATGGAGCCAAGATCAGTTGGGGCACCGAAAGCGCAACAGCCGCCACAGTTGGAACCCGTGACATGGTGGTAATGCGCCACAAGAAGGGCGAAAACAACCTGCATGTGTATACGGCTAACATTTACGGTGACGACATTGTTTACACCGAGATTAACCGTGGACGAATTACACAGACCAATGCAACGCTGGTGTTTGGTTGCGCCAAGGCCGATGACGGGGAATATGAACGGTTTGCCAAGGGGGATGTGTACTGGGCGAAAGTTTGGTATGCAGACCTGGGCGACAATGCCTGCCGGAAGCTGGCTGCATGGCCGCATGAAACCCGCGAATATGAGATGTGCGGATTTAAGCAGTATTATTTAAGCGATAACACAAACAAGCGCTGCGCAATGACGTTTTTGGCGAAAAATACGCTGGCACGCAAGATGCCGATTACCAGCAGCTATTACAACAATGGCGGTTGGCCCGCAGCAACGCTGCGCACCTACCTGGACAAGCGGCTGCCGAATGCCTTGCCGATCGGATGGCAGCAGTTGATCCAAAAGGTAAAAGTGACATCCAGTGCGGGTGGAACATCCAAGGAAATTGTGACGGCGGATTGTTACTTCTTTATACCGGCTGCATATGAGCTGAACCCCAGCATGAACAGTGAGCCGTATATTTATGAAGGTACAACGATCAGTTACATGACGGATAATCAGAGCCGAATCTGCTATGACGATGATGGCGCGGCCACCACTTATTGGACACGCAGCCCGAATGTTCAGTATGCAGATTACTTTTTGCAGGTTGCAGCGGACGGCCAGATTTACAGCTATGTTACCCCGAATGAGCAGCATGGCGTGCGCGTGATGTTCAGCGTGTAAAGGAGGTTGAGGGACGAAATGTATTACAAGGTGATATATAACGGCCAGGTGATTGATACCCTTGACCACCTGAGTTTTGTGAAATACCAGGCGAAACACGGGATTATGGTGAACTGCACAGCAGATGATGCCGAAGGAATTGTGAGCAGTGATGGGCGCTACATCTGGCATGTGGACGGATACTATAACATTCCGGCGGCAGGATACGATACTGTGCAGTTGGAAAAGATCAGTGTTTACGAATATGACAAGCTGAAAGCCTTGGGGGCCAAAACCCCTGAGGCTATTATTGATGCTTATACCCTGAGCCTGATTGAAGGAGGTGTGCTATGAGTGACTTTGTGGAGAGTTTGCGGCGGTTGTATTTGGATCGCCGGTTAAAAGAAGCGACCCTAAATGCGCTGTGGCACAAGGGCAAAATCAGCCGCAATGAGTTTGACTACATTGTGGGCGGAAAGGAGACGAGCAATGTACACGATCCTGATTAACGAGGACAATACCCTGACCGCCAGTGTGGTGGAGCGCGTGATGCAGCAGAGCAAACTGGTAGACACCCTGCATTTTTTGGCTGACCCGGAATATAAGGGCAAAGACATGCGCGACTATGTGGTGATGCTGGAATACCGGTTGCCGGTGAGCAAGAAATACCGCACCGAGTTTTTGACGCTGAGTGATGAGCTGTATAAAAACAAGCTGGAATATAAGTTGCCCTTTGATACAGCGCTGACCAGTGAGGCCGGTGTGATTGAGTTCCAGCTGACCTTTGGCAACATTGAGATGGATACTGAAGGCAGGACCACCCAGTACATCCGCAAGGTTGGACCGGGCGAAATTAAAATTATTGATGTTTACGACTGGGCGGCCACGATCCCGGACGAAGCACTGAATGCTTTGGACCAGCGGATTATTGCGATGCAGGCCATGCTGAAGGCCATGATTGATAAGAACAACGCCATGATGAACAGCAAGGCTGACAACCTGAGCTACAAGAATGACATGCTGCAGCTGACCGCCAACGGAAGCCCGATTGGCAATGCGGTAGAGATTAAGAGCAGCGGCGGTTCCGGCAGCGGCGGTGATGGTACAACTGATGGAAATATGCGGGTGGTTGAGTTTTAAGGCTTGGCCGCCTGCATTTTTTCTATATAGCGACACATGGAGAAAGGAGTTGGGAGAATGGCAACCACAAGCAAGTTGGGCTATGGTAACGCGGAAAACCTGGATACAGCGATTACGAATGGAATTATTGACGAGAAGGACCTGGTTATTACCAAGGATACATCGGAGTTTTATTACATCCGTGACGATAAGAGCAAGCAGGCGATCCGCCCCCGTACCCGTGTTTTTGACAGCAACGGGCAAGCCAATGAACAGCTGAACAACAGCAGCGACACTTATGCCGGGCAGACCGTAATGATTAAAAACACCGCGGGCAAGTATGAGCCGTGGATTGTACAGCTGTTGGATACCGGGAAGTTTGCTGTTGAACCGTTCAGCACTGCAAGCACTGGATTTGTTTGGCAGGAATTTTAACCGACAAAAACAACATGAAATTTAAGGAGAAATGATTATGGCAGAAGTAAAATTTAATTATGGCACCAAAGCTAACTTTGAAGCCCTGGAGGCAAAGGACAACGACACCCTGTATTTTTTGACTGACACTTTGCAGATTTTTAAGGGCGCAGTTGAATACACCAAGAGCTGCAAGCTGGTGAGTACCCTGCCTGGTTCCGGCCAGGTGCAGGGCGTTGTTTATGTGCGCACCAGCGACTTTACCCTGCATGTGTTCAATGGTACCAGCTATATCCAGCTGAACAAGGCCACCGTGACTGAGATCCCGGCTGCCAACGCCAGCGATGACAATGTGCCGACCACCAAGGCTGTTGCCGATTACGTCAACGCTAAGATTGAAGCCGTTGAGAATGCCAAGGGCAAGTTTGTTACCGATGTTACCTACAATGAGGGCGTGCTGAGTGTTGCCAAGGGCGGCGACCCCGTTGCTACCACCCTGACTGGCGTTGTGCATGCACCGACTTATGACGCAAGCACCCGCACCATCAAGCTGCCGGTATTTGGCGGCGACGAACTGACCATTGCGCTGGGCAAGGATCTGGTTGTGACCAGCGGTACTTATAATGCCAAGGATAAAAACATTGAGCTGACCATTACCAGCGGCGATGTGATCAAGATCCCGGTTGGCAGCCTGATTGATGTTTACACCGGTCTGGCAACTTCCACCGCTGAGGTTACTGTTTCTGCTGACAATAAGATCAGCGTGAAGGTGAAGGTGAGCGCCAAGGCTGACAACTCCATTACCCTGGAGGAAGACGGCCTGTATGTTGCTGTGCCCGATGCTTATACTAAGGCCGAAGCTGACAAAAAGATCAAGGCTGTGCAGACCGCCCTGGATACGCACGCTGCGAATGCCGACATCCATGTGACCAAGGAACAGAAGGCCACCTGGGATGCTAAGGTGAGTACTGAACAGCTGGCTGCCGCCAAGAGCGAGGCCATTGCTGCTGCCGCTGCTGACGCAACCACCAAGGCTGATGCTGCCCGTGATGCCGCCAAGGCGTATGCTGACGGCCTGAACACTGCCATGGATACCCGCGTGAAGGTTGTTGAGGGCGCTATTACCTGGAAGACCATTGGCTGAGATGGCCAAGCGGTTAGTTATTTCAAGTTGACATAAAAAAATAGCCTTCGCTGCAGGGCCAGTGTTTTGCGAGTGGGAGAACATGCACTGTGCAGCGAAGGTTTTATATTGTATTGACAAACGAGGAATGATATGGCAAGAAAAAAAGATAAACGTTGGTGTTTTAGTTCTGCTATTATTATACCGTCAATGCAAAATTTGTTAAACTGAATACTGAATCGAAACCGCTTATCTGTACGCAGGTAGGCGGTTTTTTTATTGTTACAAAAAGGAGTTTTACGATGTCAAAACTTTCTTTATGCGAGATCCAACAGTCGCAGCTGGATAAAACTCCTATTGTGGATGGACAGCTGGTATGCTGCTTGGATACGGGAAACACTTACCGGGACACAGCCGGTGGGCGAGTTCGGATTGGAAGCGATCTGGAACGCGTGAGTGAGCTGCCATTGGCCCCGCTGGCCGGGAAGATTTATTACCTGCCGCCCGGAGATTTATATATTTATAATTCTGGTTGGGTAATGCTGAATGATACTGATTTTACGATTGGGGCCAGCAAGGCTGATGCCACAGAAGCCAATTTGGAACTGAAACATGGTGATATGGCAAAGGGTACGGTAAAGGTGCGCGGCACCGGCATTACGAGCGTAACGGCGGATGCAGATGGGCGACTGATTATCAACACCCCAAACCCGGAAGCTGTAATTGACGAGATTACGAATACCGAAATTGATAATCTATTCAAAGACGAATAGGAGGAAACAATATGGCATTTTTGAATTATGACGGTCTGCTTTATTTTTGGCAGAAAATTAAAGCTTTGCTGGCCGGTAAGGTGGATAAGATTGATGGCAAGGGACTTTCGACCAACGACTATACCACTGCTGAGAAGAATAAGCTGGCCGGGCTGAAGAATTATACCCACCCGACAACCAGCGGGAATAAGCATATCCCTGCTGGCGGCAGTGCCAACCAGATTTTGGGTTGGAGCGCGGACGGCACCGCTAAGTGGGTAAACGAAAAGGATACCACCTACAGTGTGATGAGCGGCGCAACGGTTGATGCGGATGGCAAGAGCGGACTGGTGCCCAGCCCGACGAAGGGTGCGCAGCGCTGGCTGGATTCGACCGGTGCTTGGACGACCCCGCCGGACACCACCTATGGAGCTGCAAGCACCACGAGCGCCGGCCTGATGAGTGCCGCCGATAAGAAGAAGCTAGACGGTGTTGCGGACGGTGCAAACAAATATGTACACCCCGCCACAAGCGGCAACAAGCACATCCCGGTAGGTGGTTCTGACGGCATGATCCTGGGCTGGAGTGCCGATGGTACGGCCAAGTGGGTTGCCGACAAAGATACCACATATACCAACTTTAAGGGTGCGACTGCTGATACGGCTGGTAGTTCCGGCCTGGTGAACGCACCTGCCAAAGGGCAGCAGGGCTTGTACCTGCGCGGCGATGGCACTTGGGCAACCCCAACCAATACTACTTACAACGATGTAACCCAGAGCGCACACGGTTTGATGACCGCCGCAGATAAAAAGAAGCTGGACGGCATTGCTACCGGTGCCAACAAGTATGTACACCCCAGCTATACCGCACATGACAGCGGCCTGTACAAAATTACTGTGGATGCGACTGGACATGTGAGCGCTGTGACTGCGGTTGCCAAGGGCGATATTACGGCATTGGGTATCCCCAGCACCAACACCACCTACAATGATGCTACCCAGAGCACCCATGGCCTGATGAGCACTGCCGACAAGAAGAAGCTGGATGCTTTTGGCGAGGCAAGCACCTATGCCCTGAAGAGCGACATTACCGCTATGTACCGTTACAAGGGCAGTGTGGCAAGCTATGACAAGCTGCCGACCAGCGGCCAGATCATTGGCGATGTATACGACGTTGGCAATGGCATGAACTATGCCTGGAATGGCGAGAAGTGGGATGGACTGGGCCAGGTGTTTACCATTGATGCGATCCAGAACACTGAAATTGATACCATTTTGGCATCTTAAAAACTAAATCAAGAGGAGGTGTGGTAAAGTGGGATATTTGAGTAACGCGGGGTTAAGCTACTTTTTTGGCAAGCTGAAAACCATTTTTGCGCCCATTAGCCACGGGCACGGGGGAGCTACACAGAGCGCGGCTGGCTTTATGAGCGCAGCCGATAAGAAAAAGTTGGATGGGATTGCCGAGGGGGCGAACAAATACAGCCTGCCCACGGCGACCAGCAATGTGTTGGGCGGCGTGAAAACCGGAGCAAACATTACAAACAACAGCGGCGTACTTAGTGTGACAGCGGCCAATGTAAGGGACGCACTGGGATACACCCCACCCAAACAGGACACAAACACATGGCGGCCGGTTGTGAACAACTTGACCAGCAGCGCGGCCGACCAGAGCCTTGCGGCAAACCAGGGCAAGATCCTGAATGAGAGCAAGGCCGCCATGATTGTGTTGACAAATGAGAACTTAAACGATGTGGTGACGCCGGGATTTTACAGTTCTGGCGGCAGCAACAGCGTGACAAATAAACCAAGCAACGTAGACCATTTTGGCTTGATTGTGATTCACCGGGCAAGTGGAAACTATTATACCCAAATTGTTTACAGCGACAGTGCTGCTTACCGCCGCCATTGTGTAAACGGGACCTGGAGCGGATGGGTGCAGGACAAGCTGACAGATACCGACACTTGGCGCGGCATCCAAAACAATTTGACCAGCGACAGTACGACCGACAGTTTGAGCGCAGCGCAGGGCAAGGCGCTGAAAGCCATGGTGGATGGGAAAGCTGCCGCAAATCATACGCACAGTCAGTATCTTACCGCACATCAAGATATTAGCGGAAAAGTAGACAAATCTGAGGCTGGGGCAAATAGTCTGTTGGCAACGCTTACAACTACATGGACTGCAATTCCTACAGATAACACTTACTTTGTACGACAGGATACAGGAGGCGGCAATACTTTTGGACGTGTGAAATTCTCTACTCTGTGGAGTTACATCAAGGGCAAAGCCGACGCTACTTATCAGCCAAAGGGTAGCTATGCTGCGGCAAATCATACACATACGAAAGAGCAGGTTGGTCTTGGCAATGTAGACAATACAGCAGATGCAAATAAATCTGTTAAGTATGCGACAAAAGCGGCAAATGCAGATGCTGCGATTGGTGTTGTTGATTATAATGCCACGAGCAAAACTATCAAAATCGGATATAGCGGGGCTGGTATTACAGGCGATGCAATTAAATTTATTGCTGGCTACACCACTGGTGACGATGGCGATGTGTCTGCGAAAATCAAAGATATTTCAAAAGATGCTCTAAAAGGATGGATTGGGTCTCTGCCTGCGAACGGTGGTAACTCTACCACAGTAAACGGGCACTCCGTCAACTCGGATGTTCCCGCAGGGGCAAAATTTACCGACACGAATACATGGCGTGATGTGGTTGACAACCTTACAAGCGCGGTGACGGATAAGAGTCTGAGCGCGAACCAGGGCAAGGTACTGAAAGGTTTGATTGATGGTAAGGCGGCGAGCGGCCACACCCACAATTATGCTGGATCCAGCAGTGCAGGCGGTGCCGCAACGAGCGCCAACAAGGTGAATGCAGCTTTGACGATTAACCTGAACGGGACAAGCCAGGGTGCATGGGATGGCAGCAGTGCAAAATCTATCAGCATTACGGCAGCCAGTGTGGGCGCAACAAGTGTGACAATTAGCAGGTGGTGATTTTTATATGGGAGTTTATTTAGGAAGTACGCAGGTGGATATGCAGGGAGGTTTTGTGACTGGTGGTGCCAGTGGGGCGAGTTTGCAGAGCAAGACGGTTAGCCCCAGTGAGAGCGCACAGACGATCAAGGCCGACTATGGCTATGACGGTTTGAGCCAGGTTACAGTAAATGCAGTATCGAAGACTTATGTGGGAAGCGGCGTAACGAAAAAGAGTGCTGCGACTTATACGCCAGGAACGAGTGACCAGAGCATTGCATCAGGCCAGTATTTGAATGGAACCCAGACGATTAAAGGTGACAGTAATTTGACCGCCGGTAACATTAGAAACGGTGTGAAGATTTTTAATGTGACAGGAAGTTATGCCGGGAGCAGCAGTTCTGGCGGTACGAATACCAGTGATGCAACAGCGACAGCGAGTGATATTGCTAAAGGCAAGACGGCATATGTACAGGGAGCCAAAGTCACTGGTACAGTTGATACCTACACCGATGGAGAAACGTGCTATTGGGCGTGCTTTGAGGTGAAGTCCGACAACACAAATTACATCTATTACTACTTAGACCCTGGCAAAAATGGCATGCTCATTAAAAACGGAGCCCGTGTAAGAGCTCAGGCTATGCTCTCTAATTTTGGCGACGCTACCGCTGCGGACGTGACTTCCGGCAAAACATTTACCAGCAAAGCCGGGCTGAAGCTCACCGGTACCAACACCAACGATGCTGATACCGGCGACGCTACGGCAACGGCAGCGGATATTGCTAAAGGCAAAACTGCATATGTACAGGGAGTAAAAGTAACAGGTACTGCAACAAGCAGTTCCGGCAGCAGTGGCAACAACAATGTGGAGGCTTATGCCATTACCAGTACCAACCCCAGCGTTAGTTTTAAGCGCACTGACGGGACAATCAAGATCTGGGGCTATGGCACCATGACCAGTTCCGGTGGCTGGGGCCAGCAGACTACGAGCCTGGTCGCGTTTGAGGGCGACAAGTACCACAAGGGTGCCATATACGGCGGCCCAAGCAGTACCAGTTTGAGTCTAAGCATCAACAACGGAAAACTGACTGGGCTGCCGAGCGGATTATCCGCAATCAGCGCGATTGTAACGAGAGGTATATGATTATGGCAACTGATATAAAGCTGGACAGTTTGGTAATTAACTACCTGACACAAAGCCAATATGATACGGCTAAGACAAATGGAAAACTGAATGCAAACCAGATTTATATGACACCGGCGAACACAGGAATGGCAGTTGAGACTTGGGAACCCACTATAACAGCTGCGAGCGGCTGGAAACTCGGCTCAAAAAAATTTTATAAAATCGGAAAAATGATTTATTTTGAAATCAACGTTGGTGTTACCAGTAATAAAAGTCTGATCCAAGGCATGACATACGAGTGTTGTACTTTAACAAAACCAACCGCGGACACGATTCAAAGTTTTGCTGGAACACGTTACGATACTATGATTAGCAATGCCAGCAGTGACGAAGATTGTCATGTCGCAAGTTTTGTCTTCTGGAAAAAGCAAAGTAACGGAACAGATTATAAGTGCAATATTTGCTGCACAAGAAAATTCACGCTAAATACTCCCGATGAAGGAGTGTTTTACAACTATAACTGGCTACAATTATCCGGCTGGATCTTTTTAAGTTAAGAAGCGAGAAGTATACAGTATGGCGACGAATACAAAGGTGGGATTATTAACTAAGCTGAAATAACCGTAAAGCAAAATCACTTTACAATACGATGGAACGTTAAAAGGAGGCTGATGGAAGATGCGGCTGAAAAATGGAGAGGTGTGTTTTGGGTGGCCATTGGCGCAGCATGTGATTACGGCTGGCTGGAAATATAACAGTGGGGCGCTGCACAGGGCAATCGACTTCCGCGCTTTGGTGGGAACACCGGTGTTTGCGGCGGAAGATGGAACGGTGCGCGTGGTTTACCATTGGAATGGGAGAGTGACCCAGGGCGACACCAACAGTTATGGCAATATGGTGAAGATTGAGCATATGGCGTATAAAGGCGGCAAGCTGGAAACGTTGTATGCTCATTTGAATTCTATCACGGTGAAGGTTGGACAGAAGGTAAAAACCGGCGAAGTGATTGGCTACAGCGGCCAGACCGGCAACTGTTTTGGTGCCCATTTGCACTTTGAGGTGCGCTGGAAAGGTGTGCGCGAGAACCCGCTATGCTGGCTGGATGATGACTTTAAGCCGGCCAGCCGCGGTGTGATTTTGTGGGCCAATGCAAACCAGCACAGTGTACAGGTGGACAAGCAGGAAGCGGTTGAGAAGCCGAAGGTTGAACCGGCAGTGAAAAAGACTGTGACAAAAGCCATTACCCTGAACAATGGCAAATGGAATGTGCGCAAGGGTGCCGGAATGCAGTACCAGTCCATTGGGGTGATCAGCAGCCCGAATGCCAAGACCGGCAAGCCTGTTTGCATTGGGTATGAGACGGTCGTGAACGGCTGGTTCAAAACGGTTTATGGTTATATCAGCCAAAAAGCGGTGAAGAGCCATACCTGAGTGCAGCCAAAGCAGGTGATTTTTATGAAGGAAAACTGGAGCCTGATGAGGTTCAGCAAAAAGATTATTGTTTTTACGATGGGCGCAACGATTGTTTACGCGATTGTATACATGATCCTGTGTTTTAGGACCGGACAGTTACCGGAATCGTCTTTTAACATTGGGCTGTTTGCAGCAATGAGTGCAGAGAATTTGTGTAACGCCTGGATTAAGGTGAGGGAAAAAGTAGCGGAAGAAGAAAAAACAGAGGGTGACAATACGCCCCCTGGTGATGAGATTTTTACGCCGATTGATGAGACAAGTGACACGGAAGAGATTGGAGGTTAGGTATGGAACAGGGAATTGTATATATTGTGATGGGCCTGGTTTGCGTGGTTGCTTTTATGGTCGGCAAATATGTGTTGCCGAACGCCCAGGAGACAGTAAACAAGGCACTGAACCTGTTGAGCGGCTACCCGCTGTTGATGCAGTGGGGGTTAAGCGCCTGTAAATATATCAAGCAATATTTTAACGATATTTCCGGCGAGGAAAAGAACAAGCGTGCCGCAGAACTGATTATGGAAGTGGCCAAGCAGGCCGGCGTTACCATTACAGAGGAGCAGGCGCGTGCGATTGCCCAGGCGGCTTACGAGCAGATGAAAGCGGGTGAAGCTGCTGCCGGAGAGAAGGTGAACGCAGATGCCTAACCCGGTATTTACATTTACGGCGCAGGACATACTGATGCTGGTGCTTTCAGCTTGTGCGGCGGTGGTTAGTATTTCGAATGCGATTGCCCAGGGGGTTAAGTTCAACAACTTTTTGAAAAAGCCAAACAAAGACCAGGATGCCCGGATAGACAAGCTTGAAGAGCGGCTGAAGACGGTGGAAGGGCGCTGCGACACGTTTGACAAGCAGTTGGAGGGTGTGAAGAAGCACCTGAATAGCCTGGATGAAAGCATTAACATGCTGCTGCGGGCAGAATTTGCACAGCTGGGGCACAACCTGAACGGCGACAATGTGGAGCAGATGCAGCGAGCATTTGACGATATACAGGAATTTTTGTTTAAGCGTTAAGGTTGACAGAGCTTGCCACCCATGGTATATAATACAAGTAGAGGATTAAAGCTCTTAATAAGCGAACACCTCAGTTAGCTGCAAATGAACCAAATACATCTTGGACAATGTACCCAGTTCAGATGAGGCCGCTTAAGTGTCAGTTAGGTAGCCTCATTTCTTTTTACGACCAAAATAAATGGCCACAAAAACGCCAGCTCATGTACGCTATGGCAAAACATTACGCTATTATACAAACAGGAATAGGGAGTCCCTTTGGTTTGAAACCTTAGGTGCTCCCTATTTTTTAGCCGGTATTTATTATTTTTGGTGGGATTTCTTACGAAAATTTATTGGGTTCCCTATATTTCGCTAAATTAAGCTTTAGCGAAGTTGACGGTTATTTCTTGTTCTTTTTGTGTTCAGCCATTGCGTCTGCCAGGCGCTGTTCCCAACCGGCGTTATCGTCTAAAAATTTATTGTAAAGAATTTCTTCGGCTTCTTTTCTGGCCGCGGCTGCGTCTTTTAGATTGGTGAAAAAGCCAAGGTGAATGCGTTTATGCTTAAAGTTAATATATGCTTTGTAGGTGCCTTTTTTGGTAAGCGCAACACCGTTTACACCGGTTTTAGAGTTTTTATTTACTGTTCCGTTTATGCGCGAACGAATTTTTGACAAGTCGGTTCCGTCTACGTTTACGACTTTTCTGGTTATTTCCAATAGTTCTTTTTTGTCTCGTTCGCAATAACCACAGAATTGTAAATTCTTTATGCTTGACAACCGCGTTGTGAATTCGCGCCCACACTTGGGACAAATTGCAATACATCTGGTACAGGTGCCGCTTTTTTCTTTATCAACAATCTTTTTTATAAAAAAACCGTTGATTGTTTTTCCTTCATATTTTTCTTTTGAATTTTTAGTGTTTGCTTCTAATTTAGTAAGCGCCGATCTTGCATACCCACACTTTTTGCATGATTTACTTTTCCCGCTAATAAGTGAGTGCCCGGAAACATCAGAAACAGTTCCGCAAGAGCAACGGCATTCAAGATATCCTTTTTTCGCTTTTGCCGGGTCTTTAGAACGGCCAATGACGGTCCACTGATCAAAAACAGTGTTGGGTGCAATTTCTAATTTTTGAGGCATTGTGGTTTACCTTTTTATTCTTGAAAAGCTTTGATTTCATCGTCGGCGCTACGATCCTGGCTATCGTAAACGCTCGGCAATTTAGGGGCATGGGGGTTAGGAATTTCTTCTTCGGGGGTTGTTTCCGGTTCGGTTTTGCCAATGCCGATGGCTACAAGTTCCAGAGGGGCTTCCAGAGCATCAGCAAGCTTACGCAGAACATCAATGCGCGGGATAGACTGGTTGTTCTCAATGCGGAAAATTGTGTTTTTGCTGACGCCGCTTTTTTCCGCCAGTTTTTGTAGGGAGATACCCTCCAGATTGCGGACAACCTTGAGCATATTACCCTCTCTCCAGCAGGTGCCGATTGTCGCACGGGCCAGAAGCTCAAATTCATGCAGATCTGCGATTCTGGTTTTAGCAATCGGGTATTTTCCGCTGGCGGCAACAATAGCAGTCATTACGTCCAGAACGGCTTTGCCTTGAGGATAGAGTTTAGAGGGCATTTTAACCACACGCTCATTAGCAAGGGTATGAAATTTTTCCATGCCGGAAAGGATTGTTTTGCTTTGCATGGCGCTAATGTGATTGAGGTAGTAATCCGATACACAGGGTTCTTTATACTCGATTGTAACATCATCAAGAATTTTGCAGCACGCGATGAAATAACCCCACAAACTGGACATTTTTTCCTGTTCTGTATTACCCATAGGTTTGATTTCCATGGTTATTCCCTCCTGATTTGCTTTTTAGATTGACCTTATTGTACACATTTATGGGTACGAATACAATAGACAGGTTGTACAAAGTTATACCCAAGAATGTGTACGCGGTTGTTATTTGGTTGACGGGATTGATTTTTGTTGAATTGCCGGCATGTGGGGTGTATACTTTTTGGTATATGGGTTTATGGGATGTGAAACCGGGAAAACGGCCAATATGAATGGTTTATGAATTGATAGATGATACATGCGACAAGATTGAATCCGACCGGTGCTGGCTGCTGCAGCTATTACGAGTTTGTTTTACGCCGAAAACTGCAAAAAAATCAGACCCTCTCCCCTGCTGCCAATTGATGGGCAGAGCATTTAGAGCTGAACTACGAGTTTCTTTTACGGTGAAAAAGCGCAAAAAATACCGATTGTAATAAAGTCAGGACGGTATGGACGGGCGGCACATGGCAGGATTTGAAGTTGATTTATGACCACCCATAGCCAGAATTACGAGTTTGTTTGACCAAAAGATTGAAAAAATATGGTTCAGACGGCCAGATATGGATGGTTGATGCAGCGGAATGAGCTACGAGTTTGTTTGATTTGAAAAGGCGTAAAAAAAGCCAGGGACGGGACCACTCCCCTACCCTATCCGTTTGGCTTAAAACTACGAGTTTGTTTGACGAAAAGCGCAGGAAACAAAAAATTTAACGTGAATTACGAGATTGTTTGATGCGAACTGCGAGATTTTTTGACGGCAATTACGAGGTTGTTTGACAACAAAAAGCAGGATTTTGCGTAAAAGAAACTCGTAGCAGGAATAAAAGAAACTCGTAGCCAGTATAAAAGAAACTCGTATGTAGAATAAAAGAACCTCGCAGCTCGTGTAAAAAAAACTCGCAATATACCTTATATAATATAAATAAAAAATAGTCACGAACAAAATTCATAAACCAGTCAAAAATGTTGCTAATACAGAAATAAATAATAGTCACCCCCGTGTGTTATGCGAGATGGGTGTCAAGAGGTCCGGTGGACCTCTGTTCTGACACGACCGATGGACGCTTTAGCGTTCCGAGAAATCGAAGCCAAACTGTGAAGCAGTTGGGTTTCGAGAAGTGCCCCGCACTTCCCGGATGACAAAAAAGG